ACAACTACCTGGTGTTCAACATCATTCTTTTTCTAAAATGGTTCCGGGGTGCGTACATGTTGCGTTGCCATGTGATGATATGTCATTTTTAATGGGCACATTAGCAAATGAAGTGGCATTTTCTATAGGAAGTGCTTGTATGTCTATTAATAATGAGCCATCAAGAGTGTTGAAGGCTATAGGATTAGATGAAGAAGAGTCACATAGATCTGTTAGGATATGTGTGGGCAGGTTTAATACGTTTGAGGAGATTCGTAATGCTGCGGCTCTTATCAAACAAGCAGTTAGAACCGTTAACGCGGAGGTTAAAAAATGAAAAGTTTGTTTATTATTTTTGGATTATTAATGTCTATTATGCTTGTTGGATGTGTTGTTAGTAAGCCATCCTTTCACTCAACTATACCAGCGGATCATGTTTACATAGACCCACAAAATTCTTGGACTAATCAGTGTCCAATTGGTCCTATTGTAAATGGAACATGTAGTTCTTCATGGCGTTCAATTACTGTTAGAGTGGTTAATAAAAAGTATAGAGATGTGCGAGTTACTGTAAAATGTCTGCACATGCCAGAAAAGTTATTATTTGGAGAGCAAACGGCAGTGGTTAATAAGCGTGATGACGCCACATTTGTTGTTTGGGGATTAGGAAAATCGTCAGTAGGTTTTGGATCTGTCGTGTGTCAAATCACTAATGTGAGGTAATTTATAATCATGAGCGTCGTAGAGATAATTATTCTTGTTTCTGTATTAGCTTCTGCTATTGGAGCTGGCGTTTTCTTTTTGATAAGATATTTAAAAAAGAATGAAGAAAAGATATATGATTATGCGACGTGCTATGGAACCAGAATTATATTAAGTCCACAAACGAAAAACGTTTCGGTAAGTGTTTTTGAGGCGTGGACTGAGAGTGTTGTTTGTTTTTGGGCTGAGAAAAATGGATGGGACAAAGAACAATGTTACCAAAAACTTTCTCAAACAGAGATTGAAATATTTGATGCCGAATATTTGGAAAGAAATGGCTATAAGGTTAGCGGATTGGTGTGGCCCAGCACATTTCTTATTGAAGTCTCTACGTTTCCTAAAGGCAAGAGTCAGGCATCCATGGTAAGATTGGCTTCTTTGTTTCGACATGAAGTTAGTCACATTATAGTAGGATATGTTGGTAATCTTGAAGCTGGCCCGAATGGTGGAGAATTTCATCACAAGTTGTTCGCGGATGTTGGCTTGGAAGCATAGAGAGTGAAAAAAATATGGCACGTAAAAAGAAAGCTTCACTTACAAAAAATCAATTAGATATTCTATATGAATGTTGGAAAGAAGGAACTGATACGCAAGAAAGATTAGCGCTTATTGAGCAACATATGCCCAAGGTTCCAACGCTTAAGGCACTTAAAATAATGCGGCGAATGGCAAAGGTTGATACAAAGTGGCTAAAGTGGACAACCAGACAGAAAAATCTAAAAGAAAAAGAAAAACTTGACAAAGAAAAAGAGAAACAAAAAGTCCAAGCAGAAAAAGAGCGAAGAAAAAATGAACGAGAGCGTAGAAAGAGGGATAAAGAAGAAAAGAAACAAGAAAGAGTCCAACAGCAAAATCAAAAATCCCAAAAAGAACTAATCACAAAACATATAGAATCTTCGTTAGCTGACGATTTAGAAAAGCGCATTCCTATGTCATTCTTTTTCTGTCCAGATACTCATCAATTTGTGAACAACATTTCCTGTATATTTCGCATATTTAGTGAGGATTTTTCATTTGGAAACTCTTGTGATAAGTGTAAAAGAATGGATAAGCATATTCCAATATTAAAGGAGATCATAGATGGACGATCAGCCAAGGGTATTAAAAAACAAAGAACTAAAAGAGATCAGGCCAGCAGCGGGAGGAGTAAAGATGAAGTCCAAAAACCCAGCTCAGCCAAGGCCAAAACAACAGGAGCAAAGGGTGGTACAAAACGTCCAGCTGCCGCCAAACACGTCTCTGGAAAACATAGAGCCTCCAACAGAAGAGGCAGCTAGGTTAATATCCCAAATTAACGCCACAAAACAGGCGCTGATTGAAGCTATGCGTAGTTTTAGTAGGTTGCTTGGTGATCACACACTTACAGAAAATAAGTCTGAAAGAGAAAAACAAGAAGAAACTTTGGTTATTAATGAACTAATACGTTCTGCTCAATCGGTTGAGAGATTGGAAAGGGGCGAGGGCATGATGAGCTTGTGTGTTTTTGCCACAAGACTCTCATTATCTTTAAGAAATGCTAATAATACACAGTTACATAAAATGTCCATATTAGAAAAAAGAATAACTCAACTTGAAAAGGCTGCTGGCATTGAACCTCCCAAAGAGGATCTAAAGGCCAAAGAGAAACAGTTTTTAATCGAACAAGCAGAAAAACTCGGACTTAAAATAAACATTGAGGATTAAGAATGGCTAAAGACAAAAAATATGATGAGATTATATCTGGTATTATGTTGGAGCTGGATACGGAACATGGAGAATATCAAAAATTATATACTAAGTTCTATGGGAAATCTGATTCAGACGCAAAACTTCTCCATATTATAAGAATTAATTTGTGTAAAAGAATAAGACAGGAATTGCTAAATGAAGATAAGGTATAATGGAGAAAACTGCTGCGGAAAAAGCCCTGGTAAGACTTTTTGAGCAGCTCAAAATTAAGGCAGAAATTAAACAAAGTGTACGAGAAGGAAATTTTTTAATCTTTGATATATTACTTAACCCAGGTGGCACATTTCGACGATTGGAACAGTTCTCAACCGAAATTGCTTTATCTTTAAAAGCTCTCTCAGAGCCTCTAATTTATCCGGTCACAAAAGAAGGAATTATTCGTATGGAGATCACAGTCTCCGAGCCGGGAAACGTGTATTTTAAAGATATTGTATCGTCTGATGTTTTCAATGAGTCACGGGCAAAATTGCCTTTGGCGCTGGGTAAAAATCGCACTGGTGAACCTATTATAGTAGATTTAGCTGCCATGCCTCACTTATTAGTTGGTGGAGCCACTGGTTCTGGAAAATCTATAATGCTACAAACAATTATAAATAGTTTATTGATAAATGAAAAACAATTTATAAACTTTGCTCTTATAGATCCAAAAAGAGTTGAGTTTTCATATTATAATTCTTTATCTCAATTATATGGACCTGTAGCGAGAGATGTTGATGGGGCGATGAGTTTGCTTGAACGTCTTGTGGCAGAAATGGAAAACAGATTTGCCAAATTAGAGAAGGCAGGCGTCAGAGATATAAATTCATATAAGGGCAGAATGCCATATATTGTGGTTGTGATAGATGAGCTTGCGGATTTGATGATGGTGTCCAAGAAATCGACTCAGGGTTATATTTGTCGTTTGGCACAAAAATCCAGAGCTTGTGGAATCCATTTGATTATAGCCACACAAAGACCTTCCGTAGATGTTGTAACGGGGCTTATAAAAGCAAATTTTCCTGCCAGATTGAGTTGCCAGGTTAGTTCTGCGATTGATAGTCGTATTTTGCTGGATCGAAACGGAGCTGAAAGGCTTTCTGGAAATGGCGATGCGATTATTAATTGTAGCGAATACAATTTTGTAAGATTTAAAGGATCCTATATATCCGAAGAAGATATAACTTTTAACCTTCGAAAGAAGAAAACATGGTGGAGCAGAATATGGAGTTCTTAGATCAGGATCCAAATAGGGCGTGGAAATTTAAAAACACAGTAAACTCCAAAGTATCCCTCATAGATCTTATGAAAAAATACAATTTGGAGTTAGAGGAGAAGCAAACCGGACAAGATTTTACCCATAGAACTCACTGTCCGTTTCATAAGGGTAAAAATGGAGGCCGCGAGCGCACTCCTTCTATGTTTGTATCACAGAAAACAAATTCATTTTTTTGTTTTGGGTGTGGTGTTAGTGGTGATCCAATTACTTTTGTAAGTTTGATGGATGGAACGCCTCCAATCATAGCATTACAAAAATTGGCAAAAGATATTGGTATAATACAAAAAGATGGACAATGGGATGAACTACAGGTAGATGCTCAGGCTGATTTTACATTTGATCCTTCCAAAACAATTGAGCCTTTTATACTTGAAATGAGTAGTATAATAAGAAATTACATTAAGGCTTTTGTTAAAACTGATGAGTTTGAAAAGGAACTAAAATGGATAGAAAAGGTTGGAAGGCAGCTTGATACATATCTTGAACAAATCGGGCATGAAGACTGGGAAGATGCACAAAAGTTACGTGATAAACTTTCCAGAAAAATTAAGAGTAGGGCTAAAGCTGGTGAAAAATGAAATTAGTAATTTTAGGAGACACTCATTTTGGCGGCGGTTTCTCGTTAGGCACTATCAACTCGTATAGACAATTAAACAGTCGCCTTATCGATTTTTCTAATACTTTTGATCATGTAATCGATTATATAAAAGCAAACAATGTTAAGCACTTTGCGATTACAGGAGATGTTTTTGAGTATAGACGGCCACAAGCCTCAGAGCTTAGTCTTTTTTCTGAAAAGCTTCAGCGCTTGTCAGAAATTGGAGTTCATACTCACATTGTAATCGGAAACCATGATATGATTAGAGATCAATGTGCCACGACAATAGATGTTCTTGATCGACTTAAATTGCCAATGGTTCATATCTATACAGATATAGATAGTGTAAAATGTGAAGATGGTTCTGGCGGTTCTATAAATCTTATTTTCTTTCCATTTAGAACCAGGCAAATGTTGGATTGTTCTACAAATGATGCTGCCGTACGAAGATTATCAGATCGTTTACAATATGAGATCCGTGGAATTAGTAATGGTCATAAAATCTTAGTGGGACATTTTATGTTACAAGGAACAATGCTTGGTAATATAGTTATAGAGAATCATACCGGAGAGATCTCTTTACCCACTGAAATGTTTAAAGATCTTGATGGTGCTATTATGGGTCATATCCATCCGCATCATATTGTACAAAAGAGTCCTTTAGTTGCTTATGTGGGTTCGATGGAAAGGAAGGATTTTGGGGATGGCGGGCATCTGAAGTATTTTCTTGTTGTTAATTCTGAAAAAGATAAGTTAGTATATCAATTTGAAAAGCTGCCGGTGCGTCCATTATATGATATAGAACTTGATCTATCTGCGGCAAATAATGGCAAATTAGCTACCGAGCAATGTATTGAGAAGCTTGGTCTGTTCGCGAAAAAGCATAAGATGGCGGACAGTATTATTAGACTGAGTATTTTGATAAATGAGCGAGGCGTATATGATTTAGATAAGGATAAAATCAAAACCTATCTAAAGAAAGATCTTCATATACATAATTGTGTAAGCATTCATACACAAGTGGTCTCTAAAAGACAGCTTAGGAAATCTACTATAACCGAACGTATTGGTCCGGCAAAATCATTTGAAGAGTATCTTACACTCATTGAAAATGAGGAAATGAGAGAACTTATGAGAATAAGAGGTAGTAGAATCATTAGCAGTAGGAGTGAAGAATGATTCCATCGAGACTGGTTTTAGAAAACTTCATCTCTCACGTTTATTCCGAAATAGATTTTAGTAAATTTGATGCGGCTTTGTTAGTAGGCGCACATAGTGGCAATCCATATGTTTCTAATGGAGTAGGAAAATCAGCAATCTTTGATGGTATGAGGTGGGCGCTTACTAATAAGAGTCGTTTTAATACCAAAGATAAGGTAGTAAAACGTGGCAAGGCACTTTGTAAAGTGACTTTTGAATTTATAATTGACGATGAAGTATACAGAATTGTGCGTCATATAAATAAACTATCAGGAATTACCGATGTAAGTTTTTATAAAAAAGTTGGAGAAAAGTGGGAAGATGACGGTCTGACATGTGATACTCCAACAGCAACCAATAGAAAGATTACTGAAATTATTAAAATGAGCGATGATACATTTGTTAATTCGGTTTATTTTAAACAAAATGATATTTCAGGATTCGCATCGGCCACAACTGCCAAACGAAAAGAAATTCTCAAAGAGGTTCTTCAAATTGGCATTTGGGATGAATTTCAACAAATGGCCAAAGAGAGCATGAAACAATATGAGACACAACGCGATAACTTGGAGGAACGTCTCAAGATTATTGGAAATATTGATTTACAGAAGGAAGAGAATGTTATTAAAGTTAAAGGGTTAGAGATACAAGTTGATAAAGCAAACAAAGAAATAGAGGCTTTAGATGTTGGGCTGAACAAACAAAAGCAACTAATTAGTAATCTGGAAACTGTAATCGCACAGAAAGGTGGGTTTGATCTTTTAAAGCTTAAAGAAGAAAAGAAAAGCATTTCTTTTAGAGCAAATGAGATAAAACAAAAGCGTAGCGAACTAAAAGAACAGGTTAAGGTTAATAACGAGGCTATACTTAAAACCACAGAGGAATGTCAGGGCTTAGGTGTGAAGCTAATAAAGCTTTCTAAAAAGGTATCAAAAGTATCTCGTCTTGGAGATAAAAAGATTCAAGAGATTTTCGCTAAGTTTAAGATAGAGAAGAGTTCAGACAGTCAGCTTAGTCAAACAGAATTAGATAAGAAAAGGAACAGTTTGCTGGAACATAGAGATACATTAAATGCTTTGAGACAAGATCTCAACAACATTAATACTATTAAGCCTGGCAAAGAATGCCCGACCTGTTTATCTACAATAGACAACCCTAAAGATATTGCTCAAAGACGTAAGGATCGTAAAAAGGTTATTAAGTCCCAAATACAGGAAGAAGAAGTAATAGTAGAAAAACTGTCTACTGATATTGGCAAAGAGCAAGCTGTTATAGAGAGGGCGAAAGAGGCGTTGGTAGAATTAGAACGAACAGAGCTGATGATAGATAAAAAAATGTCTGTATATTCAGATGCCACCCATAGAAATGAAGTTATTCATATGGAGCTTAAAAATCTTGGCATTTCATGGAAAAAGTTAAGAGAAGAATATGACAAGACAAAAGATATATTAAACGCCATAAAAGAAGACATGGATATTTATGTTGAATTAGAGAAGGTTAAAACAGAGCGTAATAACATTTCTCAAAAAATAGATATTTGTAAGAAAGGTTTATTGGAGCTAAGCATTCAACATGGTATGGTAAAAGGATATGGTGAAGAGTTAGAAAGACGAAACTCGGAAAGAGTTGTAATCAATAATCAACTTTCAATGGTTTTAAGAGAAATAAACGTCTATAAAAATCTATCAAAAGCATTTGGTAAGGATGGAATACAAGCCATCATTATGGAGAATGTTACCGAGGATCTTAAGAAATACGCAAATTTGGTGCTAAAACAAATCTGTAATGATCCGATGACTCTTGATTTTGTCACACAAAAACAAACTGGTGTTGGGTCATGGAAAGAGCAGTTTGACATCAAAATTTCTATTGGCAGTAGTGAGTTGGACTTTGATGATTTAAGTGGAGGGGAACAAGTAAGGATATCTATAGCACTTAGATTAGCTTTAAGCCAGCTTCTTATGAGACGAATAGGAAGTAATGTTAAGTTTCTACTTTTAGATGAAGTTGATCAGGCTCTTGATCGTCAAGGAATTGATGCCCTATCAACAGCGATTCTTTCTCTTTCTAAAAACCTGAAGATATTGGTGATTACACACAATGAAGCCATGAAAGAGAAATTTGAGAATATTATTACTATACAAAAAGGAGCATCTGGGAGCGTGCTCAAGCAATAAAAAACTATCAATTATCTGATATTTAAAGGAGTTTAGTATGAAAATTGGATTAATAGGTACTCCTGGTGCGGGCAAAGATGATGTAGTGGCACATGTTCTACAGACACAAGGCTTTGTTCGATTTGCTTTTGCCGATCAGATTAAAAAGTGTTATTATGCTGATATTGGCATAACAGATGAACATTTTAAATCTTGTAGAGGAACGCCAGAGGAAGAGAAAATTCGTAAAGGATTATGGGAGTTTAGCGATAAAATGCGCATTGAGCAGGGCCCATATTTTTTTATAGATCCTGTTATAGAAGAGATATCCAAACACACCAATACTGTAATAACTGATATTAGGACTCCAGATGAACTTACGAGAATATTAAGTCCAGATACAAAAATCATAATAATTATGAGAGATTATGATCCAACTGAAATTGAGTTTTATCATGAATGTTTCCCAGAAACAAGGATACCTAATCGATGGATTTATAGTTATTTACAAGAATTTAAGGATGTTTTTTTCGAATTTAATAATGATTTTGATACTGTAGAAGAAGCACGGGAAGGATTTAAAGTGTTTTACCAACAAATTGGAGGTATTTAATGGACCCCGACAGTTTATGTCACTGTAGTTGGGGTGTCTGATGCCTAATGATCATCAGATACCCACAAAAGAGGAGGTACGAGATGATCGTAAAAACCTTTACAGCTTTAGAGAAGAAAAAAGCCATTAAGAAAATGTTAGATTACTGGTATAAGTATTTCAAGGATGATTGTGCCCTTATAAAATTCTTCAGCAAATGTACGTGGAAGAAACAAGATGATGAATATTTTATAATATACAGGGGACCAGAACCAAAGGATAAATAATGGCTGTTATCACTATAACTGCTACTGGACTTGGCCCACAACTTATTTCAGGTATTCCTCAGTTGGTGGGCCTGTCTACTAATGTGCCGGCTACAATATTCTATACTCTGGATGGTAGTGCTCCAACTATCTTATCTAATGTGTATATTTCTGCCATACTAATGCCAACAAATATGTCTGTTAGACTTAGGGCATGGGCACTTAGCGGACTTGATCGCGGCAGTTTGGATATAACATTTAGCACAAACTCTTCCGATTTATCTTATCCCAGACGTGTAGATGGATACGGTATGGGCATAGTAGTTGATGCTTATAATGTTATTCCAGTATTGTTAGATGGATATAAACCTAATGCGCAAATGGTTGTAAACGTGCCAGCAAGGTATTCGGATTATGAACTTAGTGATTTACAGATACAATTTTCAAGAACTGGCCCTGGTGGTGAGGGCAGAGGCACGGCTATTATTAATGGCCCGGTGGTTGGCGGAGTGCCAGAAATTGATCCGCGAGCCAGTTCTCCCAACAATCAAAACGTTTACTTTAATCCACGATCTATGTATATTGTAATAGATGGTAGAGATGGATATGAAGATCAATCAGTTTACATTATTAACAGACCATATGGCGATACAATGGATATGGTAAAATATTTACAAGGTAAATCTATGTATGAGCCAGATCCATATGTGGCTGGAGGTCATGTTAAGACTTTTTATGCCATAAAAGATGGAAAGGGCATCGCATGTGCCTATTACTTCAATCATAATGAAACAAGATGGGTTAAGAGCATTCAGAGCTTTGATCCCAGCATTGTTCCGCAAGGAATTGGAGATAGACGACAATTTGGTGGCCCACTTGTGTTTAAATGGATTTATAATAAACGTTCAATGATATAGGAATCAAATGACAAAGAAAAAAGAACCTGCGGAAGAAAAAGAAACAATTCTCACTCTTTCAGCATCCAGAGTAAAAACTTTTCAACAATGTCCAAGAAAATACTATTACAATTATATTGAAAAATTGCCGAGAAAAGACTGGCCGCATTTTGATTTGGGCACATTAGTCCACGGATCATTAGAGCATTTTCATGAAGATTTCAAAAAAGATGGATCCGATCTAAATCTTAAACGTATGATGAAACTATCGTTTAAGATTAAAAGAGACGAGATGGAAAAAGAAAAATCGTTGGCTGATGACACACTGTTAGAAGCCAGAAATCTTCTTTTAGAATATCTTAATAAAATGGAAACTGACGGTATAGGATCAAACATTATTTCTTTGGAAGATGATTTCGATATCCCACTAACAGAAGAGTTTAGCATTATGGGTTATGTTGATCGAGTCGACCTTGATAATGATGGTGTTTACCATATCAAAGATTATAAAACCAACAAGAGTTTAAAGTATATGGATTCCTTTCAACTTCGTGTGTATGGAATCTATTTATTGAATAAGTTTCCAGACATCGATCGTTTTAGAGCTTCATATATTATGATGAGATTTGGTGGTTCATATGTCTCATATGACTTTAATAAAGAAGATGTGGAAAAGTGTAAGAAAGAACTTATTGAGTATGCTACTCGCATCATGGACGAGGGAAAGTGGATGTGTAAACCCTCAAGACTCTGTGATTGGTGTGATTTTAAGGATCCATGCCTAACAACGTGGTAGGAGTCTAATGAGGACTATAAACAGCAAGAGAAAAAAGTTTGCCGGTTTCGTGGTAGTGAAGAATCAAACTGTGTTTATTGATGTTGCTGATGGAACTGGTTTTCATAGGATTTTTGAACTAATGGAATCCTATGTACATATGTTGGCGCGTTTTGGATTATCATTATGCTATTGGTCTTCGAGTGAAGATATTAGACAAGATATATATGTGTTAATATTAGAAGGCATACCAAAATATAATCCTGACAAGGGAGCATCACTTTCTACGTTCCTTCATAGATTTATCAAAAATCGTTTAATAGATAACTCCCGAAAAAAAGATCCACTTCGCGGCAGGTTGAAACATATGGTTATGTACGATGATGTTGAGGGTTTTTATTATGATCCTCTTGATCCAGTTGAAAAGATCGATCTTATTAAACGAATACAATGTTGGGATGAAAAATGGCGTCGAGCTATATTTAGAGTATTCATCAATGAAGATAACATCTGTGATGTGGCACACGATGAGGATATGACTCCTTGGGGTCTAACCAGAGCAATGCGCAGAAAACTTCTGGAGGCTCAAGCATTAGGGTAAAAAAATGAAAGAAACGGACGAGCAGGTAAGAGAGTGGCTCGCGCAACATGCCGATCAAATAGGCCCAGAAGAGCTTGTTTCTGAAGAGGCAAAACAAAAACTATTTGATGGTAGCTGGCCAGTGCCACAAGAAATACAAGACTTAGGCGTTTTTGCGGACATAAAAGACGCGGCTTCTTTTAACAATATCGTTGGAAATCCAATCAATTGGCATACAATTCTTAACACTACAGAACTCTTTGAGAAGTGGATTCTTCCGCATGCCGTTTTACATTTCGGCAAATTATGGTTCGATAGAGTGAAAAGAAGAAACTCAATTTCAAGAGGTATTTCGTTTCCTTTATTTACTGAAGAAGAAAGATCTGGTAATATAGAAAACACACCACAAGGTCGAGCAAAGATTGCTAAAATTGTAGAAAAAATCTCTGTTGTGTTGCGTACTTATTTGGAAGGAAAATGGTATAGTGGTAATGATAAAAATCCAAGCGGATATATTATAGACTCTTTAAAGAACGAATTTGTTAGAGAGATCGGCACAGATATGGGATATAAATTTAAAAATGTCCCAGCCTGCCCATATTGTTTAACATATAAACCTATTGCTAAAATTCCACTCACAAATTGCCAACATCGAAGTTATTCTTGCGATAGATGTAAATCTATAGCGGATAACCTTGAGCTTCAGGCCGAATCATTACGAAAGTTAAACAATAAAGAGGAACTTGAGAAGATTCTTCTCACACAACAAACACGAAAGAAATTTGAAAAATTTCTTGGCATTACATGTGTGTGCCCATCGGATGATTGTGTTGGTCATTTTGTCCCACTCTCGTGCGTTAATCAGTCTCGTTTAGGCCGACATTTCAACTTCAAAGGTGCGCTTAAGAATTTCGCCGTTGGTAAAAATACTCAAATATTATATCAACCTCCTGACTCAATGTTAGATTTCCCCTTGACGTGTCCATATTGTGGGACTAATTTCACACCAAGAACCGCATTACAATCAGCTTCTGGTTTTGGAGGAAAATCCGGCTTTTTGACCGGACTTCCTTCTATTAGAATATGGATTAAACAAGAAGATGTAATTTTAGATTCACACAGAGTATATGATGACAATTCCGATGGAGAAAGCTTTAAAGATCAGTTGGCTGCTACTCCACAATATTCTGATGATAATATTATAACTAAACAGCGAATTAATATACTGATTGGTGAAATGGTTCTTCAAATGTCTAAAATTAATAAGAAAACGGTTTCCGGCCTATCAACGTGGTGTTTTTTGGCGTCAATTATAACTTGGATGGCCAAATATAATGAAGACGCAAATACCTACTTTTTTAATTGTGAAATAACAGAGAGAGAAATGACTGATATAGAAAAAGTAAAATATCCTGGTCAAACAAAGAAAAAAATTACTAAAAATACTCGCGGCCAAGAGGCGGCCGTACATCAGGCTATTTTTCACGAATGGATGACTGTTCTGGAGAACAACATTGGTGGTTTTAATAAGTTAGATTCTAAGATAAGATCACTTAAAGATTTTGGTTGGTTTTGTCGTTATCCAAAGTTCTCTGGTGGACCAGAAACACTTTTTTATTCTACAGTTGATGATCGTAAAAGAATTGTAAATAAAACGCCAATTAGAGAAAGGAGATCAAAAAACATTCCTCGTTTGGCGAGAGTACATGCGATGCGAAAAGATGGAAATGATTGTTCTGATCAGATAGAAGTAGTGGAGTGGCAAGCAATAAAATTAAAATCCACTACAGATCTAAATCCTGGCGATAAAGTGTTAATAGAGGCTTTAGTAATGTCAAACCACCCAACACATGCGCCGATTCAACGTATTTTGCGTTTGCGATCTGTATTTTTTAAGAACATCATAAATAGGATTTTAACTGAAGAAAGAACCGGCCAATCAAATCAGGAGTTTTGGCAAGCTTGGAAACATAGAGTTGAAAAAGCCAGAGAAGAAGTTGGCATTACCATTATGTTATAGGAGCAAGAATGGCAAAGAAAAAAAGACGTGTTAAGAGGATAGAACAACAACCCGTTATGGAATTGAGCAACACAGCGGTAGAACCAAAAAGCGAGGAGTGGCATCATGTCGTAACAGTAGAAGACTTGGGAGCATTAAGTCGTAAACTTCATATTGTATATGATACGACAGCAGTAGGTATGGCTCTTGATAAATCGTGTGAGATTATTAGCAAGAGAGTTCAGCTAAAGGGTTTTCGTAGGGGAAAGGCACCAAAGCCATTAGTAGAGACTTTTTGTAGAGAAGAAATTGAAAAGTCAGCATCTTCTTTACTAACCCAAGAGGGATTTTTACATGCCTGTTATGAGCAAAAAATTCAACCCCTTGGTGAGCCAAAAACAGATAACGCAGAGTTCCATATCGATGGCACTTTTACTTGTGATATTACTTTAGAAGTAAAGCCCACTATAGAGGCTACCGGCTATGTTGGACTTCAACTAACAAAGCCAAAAGTTGATCGCACAGAAATATTAAATAAGCTAATAGAAGAGGCAAAGTCTGAACATATGATAGAGGTTCCTCTTGAAGAGGTAAAGATTGGGTCTATTGTAGTTTTGGACTTCGAAGTTATTACGGTAGATGAACAACAAGTTTCAGAAGGTAAGGATCATAACTTTATGATAAATGCCGGGCAAGAGCCTCCTTTTGGAGAAAACCTTGTTGGTAAGAAAGTTGGCGAAAGCTTTATAGAAAGTATTACATTGCCAGAACAAATAGAGAAATTTGGCGGAGAGTTTGCTAATGTTCACACAACAATAAAATCTGTTTTTGAGCGAATTCCACCAAGTGATGAAGAATTTGTTAGTGCTATGCAAGCTCCATCATATGATGAGCTTATGGAAGCATTTTCTAAGCGCGCAGAACAAGAGGCCACTGCAAAAGAAATGCAGACATTAGAAGAGGGTGTCGTTACGAAGTTATTAGAACTACATAGTTTTGATGTTCCTGCTGGATGGGTATCTGATGAAGAAAAGTATCTGACCAGCCAGCTTGGGATAAGGGGAGAAATAGACGAAAGTATAAGCAAGCATATTCGGCAAATGGCAGACCGCAATGTAAAACGAACATTTGTGCTGGAAGCAGTATATGATGCTGAACCCAGTCTTAAGGTTACCAAAGAAGAGTTTGATGTGTGGTTGGAGCAAGAGGCTGCTAAAAAGCAGATTAGCACACTTGTGTTGAAGAAAGATCTGCAAGACCAAAAAATGTTGGATGGTGTTTTTGGACTTGTTAAGCACAGAAAGATATTGAATTTTATTATTAGCCAAGCTCAAATTTCAGTTGAAGGCGACGAGCCGCAGGTTAATAATGAGTCACATGAGATCCCAGAGGATCCACTAGGATAAGGAGAAAATATGGCCGTAAGAGTAGTCCAAGGTTTTGGAGTTATGAGTTTTACCTGTAAGGGTGAAGATGTTAAAGTAGTGTTAAGTGGTAGTAAAGATGATATAAGAGCTGGTGATGGTGACATTTCTGATGTTCTTGAGTCTTTGGAATTACATTCGACCGCCGCGGACACATCTACTGTAAGTGTTGCATTAAGAAGATCTGCTGAAGATGAACAATCTACTCCTTATGAATTTGTTGTAACCAGTTTTGCTGTAAAGCAAGATAAGATCCGTTTGGTATTATCAACCACAACAACAGATGATTTCGATATGCTTAAGGCTTTGGGGGTTCATGCCGCTTCTGAAGGAGAGCGTAATCTTGTAGAACTTACGATGCAGCGATCGGAATAATGGATGAGAATGTAAAACTAAAGCAAAACAACATCTTGCGCAGGTATACCCCAAGTTGTCAATGTGGGCAGCACACTTTTATCTATACAATTCCAACAAAATTAGATGAACGTATGATTAAGTTTCTTGAACCCTTGGGGCAACCTGCGTTTGATTTTAAGAAAACCTCCATTCTGAAAATAGAAAACCCATCGCTTATAATAACTGGCATAAGAAGGTTGAGGGAGATTAGATTTACAATAAAGAAAGAAAAAAAGGGCATACTTGATATTTTTGAAGATGCTCTTATCAAATATGTGGAAAGTGTAAAGGAGAAATAATGAAGGATTTTGTACATCTTCATACCCATACGAACCTTGGGTCCATGTTAGATGCCCTTCAGAGTGTAGACGATCTGTTTGATTTAGTTAACCTAAAAGGGCAAAAAGCATTGGCAATCACAGATCACGGAACTTTGGCTGCACATTTTGATGCGTATAGAGCATCTAAAAGAACTGGTGTTCAGTTTATACCAGGATGTGAAGCATATTTCGTTCATTCATATGATGTTATAGAACCAGAAAATGGCAAGGGACGAAGGAAAACAGAGAAACGTAAACACATTGTATTGCTAGCACAAAATAAAATTGGCTATAAAAACTTATTGAAAATTAATTATGAGGGTTTTAAGCAGAATGTAATTAGCATGGGACGAGTTTTCCCAAGGATTAGTTGGGAAATTCTTGAGGAATATAATGAAGGAATCATTGCGACATCTGCATGTGGTAATGGAATTTTGGCAAACGCTATATTTCAAGATAAATATGATGAGGCCATAGTATATGCTAAAAAACTTGCCGACATATTTAAAGATAGATTTTATCTTGAGCTTCAACCACATGCGCTTGAAGATGAATCGTTTAGTCAAATAAACTTAAACAATCGGCTTATCAAAATGTCAAAGGAACTAGGAATCCCTTTGGTAGTGGCTACTGATGCCCATTATTTGACCAAATCAGATGAGAAGATTCATGATGTGTTAATGGCCATTAACTCCAAAAAGGCCGTGGATGATCCCGACCGACATAGTTATGGAATTGATGAGTTTTATGTAAAAGATGGTGACGAAGTCTATGACTTTATTGTAAAGTATCATGGCAAAGAAGCTGCTGATGAGGCAATCGCCAACACGCTTGCTATAGCTGGAAGATGTGAGCCTCCAACTTATATGGAAAGTAAGGGGAATCACTTGCCAGTTTTTAATCCAAGTGGGGAGTTAGATCATGCAGAGTTTATAAAATGGAAGGAAAAGTCAAATATTCCTGCCGATCTTTCTCCAGATAAAGCCTATATGCGCTTTCGTATTGTTCAGGGATTTGTAAAGAAGTTTGGTCATTTAAGGGGCGAAGAACGTAAAAAAAGATGGGATAGAGTTAGGCATGAACTTAAGATTTTAGAGGGAAATAACTTTTCGTCCTATATGCTAATTACATCTGATATGATTCAATGGGCAAAGGATAACGACATATTGGTAGGTGTTGGGCGCGGATCAGTTGGCGGATGCATCATAGCGTATTTATTGGGCATTCATGGAGTTGATCCATTTGATTATGGACTGTTGTTTGAAAGATTCCAAAATGCCTATAAGAAAGATCTTCCAGATATCGATACTGACTTTACATCAGAAGGTAGAGATAAGGTTCAAGAGTATGTACGGAACAAGTATGGCCGTGATAACTGTGCTCAAGTATCCAATATTAACACGTATACTCCAAAGAATGTTATTCCAGATCTTGTAAAATCTATGAGAAATGTTATGCCTGGATTAATACCAGAAGGAACCTATTATGTAACTGTGGCAGATGCTATTAAAGCCACAATTCCAGATATGGATGCTGATGGCAACAAGGTTAAGACTTTGGAAAGAGCAATGGAGTTGTCTCCAAAACTGCGCGCTTTTGCTGATGGGTGCCCAGACTTAATGAAATATGCGGATCTTATTGTTGGAATGCCAAAAGAGTTTTCAACTCATGCTGCTGGTATGGTAGTTTCTGATATTCCGATTTATGAATTTGCTCCGCTACGGATTGATAAGAATGGTACAGCTGCTGTTCAATATGAGAAAAACAGATGTGAATCAGAGGGATTGGTTAAAATGGACTTTTTAGCTATCTCCACTCTGGACATAATTGATGAAGCCTTTAAGAATATCCGCAACTTAAACATAGAAGATGCTCCAAGAAAAATGGAGGATATACCATTAGATGATCTCGCAACATATGAAATGATCCAAAAAGGGCAGACCAAGTGTGTATTTCAATTGGGTAAGTCTGGTATTATGGCCGCATTATGTAAAAAGATTAGGCCAAAGAACATTCTTGATATTGCTATGATTAATGCTCTTGGTAGGCCAGCAGCGAAAGGCAAACCTGGTGAAAAGGGAACAAGAGATATATACATAGACCGAAGAACTGGTAAAGAAAAAGTAACCTATCCTCATCCTTCACTAAAAGAAACTTTAGGAGAAACATATGGTTTGGCTATTACAGAGGAACAACTTATGGGTGTTGCCCGTACTGTTGCTGGATGGGATCTAAACAAGGCCGATGGGCTGAGGAAGTTTACAAAACTTAAGGGTAAAAAGCCAGAATTAGCTTTACAGCTGGAAGTAGAATTTATTGAAGGTATGATGAAAACTCACAATGTAGAGTATGAATTGGCCAAGAATATTTGGGACAAGTATGTTGCCGGATTTGGCGGTTATGGCTTCAATTTATCTCATGCGGTATTTTACTCTATAAATGGATATATTACGGCATATTTGAAATGTCATTATCCAGCAGCATTTCTTGCGGCCTATCTTAAGGTTAAAACGTTCAAGGGCGGTGTTAATAAAGAAGACGAGATAAATGGAGCCAAACAAGAATGTCGTAGATTAGGAATTAGAATTATACCTCCAGACATTAATCGCAGTAAGTCCGGATATGAGGTTTTGGATGATACAACCATTCTTATGGGCCTTGGAGCTGTAAAAGGTATGGGTGATAAAGCTTTAATAGAAGTTATTGACAAGCAGGTATTTTCATCTTTTATTGAATTTCTTTACAAAGTTGATGGCCGAATTATAAATAAGGGCAAAATTGAGGCATTGGCCAAAGCAGGTTGTTTTGATTCTTTTAACATTAATAGAAAGGATGTTCATGATGAGGGTAAGAAAATACGAGATAAAATGAACACTTTTCTTCGTAAAAAAGAAAAAGATGGATATGACATAGACATGGCCATTGAAGACTTTCCTCTTAAAATGCCTGGCAATGAGTGGCAGCAACAAGAGAAATTGCGGTATGAACAAGAAGTATTGGGGGAATTAGTATCAGGTAACATTAATGATCTTTTCCCCAGATTTTTTACTAATAGTGGCATTACCATGATTTCCAAGCTTAAGGTTCTTCCAAATAGACATAGAATCGTAGTAGAAGTTATTGTTAAGAGTTTTCTACGCGAATTTAAGATTAAAGAGGGAAAGTATGCTGGACACAAAATGGCTAAGTATTTAGTACAGGATACTATGGATTCTGAGGTAGAGCTTACTGTTTGGCCAAGTGAATATGCTGAAGCAAAGCGAAGAATGGCCATAGGAAAACCTATTAGGGCAACCTGCGAAGTCAGTGATTTTAATGGTGGAAAAACGCTAATGCTAAAGGAATTACAAAAAGTTTACGGAGAATAACGATTTTCTCTTGACAATCTATTAATAAGGTTTAAATTAGTAATTAGAGAGGTGAGTTTATGCAGTGTAGATCTTGTGGAACTCCAATTTTGGAGACTTTTAAGCACGCAATTGCCCAAAATGAATGTCCCGGCTGCGGCGGGCAGATATTTGATGAAGAATATCTGGCTCTTATAGAGGATGTAGAAAGCACTATTCGCAGTGAGGCTGCTGTGCGTGAAGAGACTGCCCATAATCTTGCGGTAGCATTAGTAACCAGATATGATATTGGTATTAAAGAATCTGATATGACACAAGTTCCTGTTCATGGCACAGCACCAATACGCAACAAAGCACAGGTTGCTCGTAAAATTGCGCCGCCAAGTGCTATGAAACAAGCCATGCATCCAGGAATTATACAAGCTCCAGAAGTTCCAGATGGAGTATCTGATAAAGAACGTGATCAGATTTTTGAACAGGCTGTTCGTGAGAAATATAACATTGTCGACCAAGTTCAGGCCGATTCTCTTATAAATGATGACATGGAAGAGAGCCAAGCGTTAGTAACAACTAACGATTCAATATTTTCAGAGGGTGGATCCAGTCCGATTCTCGAACGTGAACGAATGGCACGATTGGCAAAACAGCAACAGGCTATGAACGGTGGTGGACAGGGGCTGTTCCGTAGGAGTAGTTAATGCCTGCCAGAATAATAGACTATAAAAAAGTTGATATGACAGAGGAAGAGTATTTGTATTATCAACAGATCGTCGAGACTTTTTCTGATGTGACGTATTCTGGAAAAGAACAGTTTCATGACACATTTGAGGTTGATGGTGAGGGTTGTATAACTTTAATAAAACCACCATTAAAAAAACAAATGGCATGGGCTGCTATATTCTTTTTACAAAATCTTATGATTAATCAGAGAATAAGGCGACTTGAAAGGTGGGTTGCGGAGTTTATTAATGACAAATAAGTTAACGGTTAGAGGGCATTTAGATCTTGAAAACTTTAACCCATTAGATATTGAAATAGAAGAGTTTAAAAATCTAACCGATTCTATGCCTCGTGATGCTAATATAGATTTAGCAAATGCGGAAAACCTTGCTTCAAATTTTCTCAGGGCGGCAGATAGGTGTAGTGAGATCTTATCAACCCTAATATTGTTAGAGGGTAGAGCAAAATCAAAGGTTAATACAATAAAGAATAAATTATATTTAGAAGCGGCAAACGAGGGTCATAAAACGGTTAAGGATCGACAGGCATATTCTGAAAGCCATGATGACTTTGTTGCTGCTGTTGACTCATATGATGAAGCATATGCTGTGCGTAAGTTTTTTGAGGCAAAACAGAAATGGTTTGTTGATGCCCATTATTTAATGAAGCAACGTCTTAGAGAAGAATATCGGCATCAAACAGCCTCTGGTTTCTCTGAGACCTCAGGTAAAGAAGAAACGCCTTGGGGCGAGAAATCTTGGAACGGCTAGGAGAGAACAATGACAGAATTTGATATGGACATGCATGTCAAAAAACAACAAACTGACAGACCTCTGTTTGCTGTTGTTTTAAAGAAAAAGACAGATAAATCTGCTGATCGCTTCTTTATTGTTGTTAAAAAGGGAGAGTATCTTTTGCCACAAACTTATCACGGAATAGGTTTTTGGTGTAATGTTGTTCCAAGATTGGATCCCGAAATGACCTCAACTCAGCAGTTTTTAGGAACTCAAACATATGAAGAAGTTTGGATTCCATACGAAAATATTGATTATATTAAAAGTTTGATCTATATTAAAAGATAGGTCGCGTTGAAGTGGGTGTGTCGCAGTCGATTCATCGTCTTGGCAACAAACATCCAAAAAACTAATTATCCCGATATGTACAATGCGTACCAGGGAACATAAACAGGAGGATTATTATGGCCGAAGTAAAATACGGAGAACTAGCAAGCTGGGATGACGGAGATGTATCAGGTCCTAGCGATTTCATGAGCCTTGTAGAAGGTAGTAATAAGGTAAGGATTGTAACAAATCCATATCAGTTCGTAGTTCATTGGGTAAGGGATGCTACTGGACAGAATCGTAAGATTCGTTGTGCTATAAACAACTGTCCACTTTGCCGACAGGGAGCTGATGCTCAAACTCGTTGGTTTATTGGTGTGTTGGATTATAAGAGTGGCAGACCAAAGATTCTTGAGATTGGTAGTCAGATTTTCAGAGGAATTCGCGGTTACGTGAATGATCCTGATTGGAATCAAACAATCAAGAAGAGTTGGGGACAGATTTTGGCATACGATGTAAATGTTTGCCGTGGTCCAAAGGGCACTCAGCCACTATATCAGGTAAAGCCCAGTCCTACAATGAAAGACATCACTGATGAGGAGACCTGTCTTGTAGAGGGATTCCTTGCCAAGATAGACATTACCAGGTTTACCCAGCCACCAACGCCTGAAGAGGTAGCGGAGAAGATGGGTGTTTCTGGTGGTAGCAGTGCGGCAACAGCAGCAGGCCAGAAATATGCTGTTGGAACCAAGACTGTTTCCAATACTAAGGCTGGTGTTAAGCCAGCTATTGGTGATGATGAGTTCGAATTTGGCGATGAGGAACTGGAAGGCGTAGAAGAGGTATAGTTATTTGCCGGTGGGTCTCACAGTTTCAACGCGACCTGAGACCCACCGGCTTTTTTCTCAGGTGTAAACACATATGACTAAAGGTGATAAACACAAAATTGAACTGATTGATTCAGACAACTTCAAGATTCTACATGTTTGTTCCAGTCCTCCACGACTTGAAGCGAAGATTATATTTGATCGCGATCATATTAGTCAAAAACTAATTTTTACATTAATGGAAATAAGCCATGAGCATGGTTTTGGATGTTCTCCACCACATTTTAAAGGCCCGGATGATACCGGAATGACTTTTCTAATTGGTGGCGTTTTACCAAGTAAAAATTCTGTAAATAAATATGTTAAAAGAATACAAAGATGTTTGACAGAAATTCGAGATTTCGCTAATGATTTTTCGAAACAAATAGATTTTAGCAGGTTGGATATCTCTATGTTTGGAGGAATTGATCTCGATGAGTTCTATCCAGAACATTTAGCGGCGCTTAAAGACCAAAGCTATGATGGGTCTTGGACAAACTTTTATGATGCCCTGATTGAAGAGGAACGTAAAGACGAAGCTGAGATAGTTCAGCGATGTATACAATTTGAAGCAGTCAATTCAAAAGATATTGGGTTTGTTGGACATAAGTTAAGCTATATGCTTCATATGTTAGATCAGGTGACATTAACAAATGACTCGAATTAAAAAATCAAGAATGCGGTTTGTAACCGTATATAATCAAGAAAATCTGTCTATTAAGATATTGGGCTTAGACTGTAGCTCCAGCGTTATAGGTTGGGGAGTGTTAACACTACAAGATAATATACCTGTTTTGTTGGCACATGGACACATTAAGCCGTTAGATTCAAAGTTTCACATTACTGAAAGACTTGAAGATGTCTTTGAGAGAGTTGGCGATTTATGTCATGAAATAGATCCAACGCATATTGTAATAGAGGATATAATACTTCATATGAAGGGTTTATCGAGCGCAAAGACTATCACAACACTCGCAGTGTTTAATAGAATAGCTGCTACATCTGTATATGTTCATACTGGTGTTACTCCAGAATTGTTTTCTGTTGGCACCATACGCAAATTAATTAGAGATGCTCATCCTGATATTGACCCTAAATTTAAGAAGGAAAATATTCCAGATATTATTAGGGCACATCTTGATCCAAACTTTGCTAACATTATAAATCGCAATGATAATGTTTCTGCCGAAACCTATGATGAATCTGATGGTATAGCAGCAGCTTGGGCATATAGCATACAACTGGGAAGAAAACAATGAGCAATCCGTTCGAGATTTTAGGCATTGAGCCTGGAGCATCAGAGGAAGATATTAAAAAAGCATATAAGAAAATGGCTATGGAGCATCATCCGGATAGACATCCTGAAGACAAACAGGCCGAAGATAAGTTTAAAGAAATAAGCGCCGCATATGAAACTCTTAAGAAAAACAACTGGCAACAAGAGGACTTTGGAGGACATTTTGGTTTTAATGGATTCTCATCTGTTAATATAAACATAGAGGATCTTTTTCAACAGGCTTTCGGACAAGGAAATCCGTTTGGTCGTGGCAGGAAAGTAGGTTATGTTAAAACTGGAAGAATATATATTTCTCTTGAAGAAGCTTATTATGGGTGTGAGAAAAAAATTAGTATTTCTGACACTATAAATTGTTCAGCCTGTAATGGGTTCGGACATAAACTAAGTGATGAAAAGTGTTCAATATGTAGTGGTACTGGGCAACTACGCTCTGTGCGTGGTGCTGTTGTCATGGCGTCAACATGTAATGCTTGTAAGGGATTTGGCAGAACAATATCTTCTATGTGTTTAGAATGTAACGGTAAAGGAAAAAAGAATCTGAATCAGGAACTTACCATTACTATTCCTCAAGGAACACAACATGGCGCAAAAATTAATCCTACCAATGATCTTCAAATACAGATACTATATTCTCCACATAAAGAATATACTATTATGGACAATAAGGTTGATTTGATAAGCGTAAAAGAAATAGATATGTTCACCGCTATATTAGGTGGTGTGATTGTCACTAATACTATCGGGGGTATTAAAAACATCAAGGTTCCTGTCGGTTGTCAGCCGGAAACAATATTGCGAGTTAAGCAAGCTGGCATGAAATTTAAACATAAAACTGGAGACCATTTAGTAAAAATAAAAATACAACTACCAATAAATCTCACAGAAGAGCAAAAGGAATTATTACAAACACTAAAACAACAGTTGGAGGAAAACAAAAATGACTAAGTCAAAAGCCATGTTAATATTTGATAAAATGGAAAAACTATATGGAGATGATGGTCTTGACAATGTTTCTGCTATAGAAACAATTTCTACGGGAAGTTATTCCCTTGATGATATAATTGGGCCTTGGGGAAATCCCAGGGGAAGAATTGTTCAATATGCGGGAAGAGAAAGCAGCGGAAAGACACTTATGAGTCTTATGACTATTAAACATTGGCAAAGTTTAGCACCACACAACTGGGCATATTTTATAGATGCGGAGTGTGGTTTTAGCTTAGAGTGGGCCAAAATGTTAGGAGTAGATGTTTCGCCAGATCGTCTTCGTATTCTGCGTTCTAATAATGGAGCAGAGATTTTTGAGAAGTTATGTGGGGTTCCTCACAAGGAACCTGGCAAGCCCAAGGCAAAGCCTGGATTGCTTGATATTGTTAAAGAACTTGGAGGTGCCGATGCGTCTGGTTTAGGTATTATTGTACTAGACAGTGTTGCGTCTATTGCTCCGCCATTAGAAATGGCGAGTTGTTCTGGCAAAAGTAATATGGCATTAATCGCAAGGTTTTTACCCCCAGAGTTGAGAAAAATCGTTCCACTATTAAGCCAAACTGGAGTAATATTTATTGCTATAAATCAAGTTCGTACAGATCCGGGCAAAATGTATGGTGATCCAACATCAACGCCTGGTGGAGCTGCGTGGAAGCATTTTTGTTCTGTTATGGTACATTTCTTAATGTCTGAGAGTAAAGATAGTAAGATATTCGATAGTAGTGGAGAACAAATTGGGCATACGCTAAAGGCCAGAATCGATAAGAATAGAGTTGGTCCTCCTAAAAAGATATGTGAGTTTGATGTTAAGTATATAGAAGGCATAGCCAACAAACATGTTGAAATTGCCACTCTTGCTATTAAATATGGTGTTGTTAAGAGACCAAACAATAGAACATATACTTATGGAGAAGAGAAGTGGACCAGTAAGGATGATTTTCATTCTGCTATGTTAAAGGATGAATTATCGTCACAGATATTGTTAGATGTTAAGAAAGCGAAAGAAGAAGGTTTTGAGATAGAAGAAACTAATATGGAAGAAGTTGAAGATACCAAAACTTTATGGAATCTTGAAAATAACTAGGAGGTTATTATGCTTATTGCTTGTACTACCAAAGGCTGTTTACAGACGACCGAAGCCAAATATAATAGAGAAACTGGAGATGTTATCTGCGATTCTTGTGGAAACCCCATCCTGAACATTACGCCATTTACCAAAAAGGCGCTTAACAGTGTGGGACAAGTTCTTCGTAGTGTAACAAAGAAGCCATTTCAGGCACACTGTACACAATGTAATACACACCGCTCGCTATATATAAGCGAGGGAAAGGCTTATTGTGATAAGTGCGGGAATCATGTTCCTATTGCTCCTGCCTTTTTACATGGACTTAAGCTACATTTAGAAAGTCTAAAGAAGGATGAGTAAGAAAATATATGAACAAGTAGCCAAGTTCTGTTATGGACGCTTGTTGGAAGACCAAGAAACTATGGCATACCTTAAAAACAGAGGTTTGACAGAGGAGTATATAGCCAAGTTCGAGATTGGTTTATTCCCTCAAGATTTGAGGGAACTTTTTTCTTTCGCAGAGCCGGTGGATTTAAGGGCGGCTGATGTTATCTATCACGCATCTTCGAGCAGGTTTAAGACACAAAATTTAATTTTTCCTATAAAAAACGTATATGGTGATTATATTGCCATTGCTGGTAGGACTCTTCTGTCTGAAACCGAAAGAGAAAAAAAGAAAATAGCAAAATATATGAATTCAACATATGCAAAGAGCCAGCACTTGTTTGGTTTAGATTATGCCAAGCGTAGTATTTTGGAGAAAGGCATAGCATATGTGGTTGAAGGATATTTTGATGTTATCACTCCTCATCAAAAGGGTATGGATAATGTTGTAGCGGTTTGTGGCAAATATTTATCCACGCGACATGTGGCGCTTTTATCAAGATATACGGATAAGATAGTTTTATTATTCGATAACGAAGAAGAAGCACAACTGCGAGCTAATAAAATTGTGGACAAGAAACAATATGAGGGTGTTAAATTGGTTGCTGCCAACCCACTAAAGAATACTGATTCTAAAGATATAGATGAATACTTGACTAAGCATTCGGTCAAAGATTTTTTATCTGCTTTAAAAGAACAAAGAGGGGACTATGCCAATATTAGAGTCCTGTGGTAACTCAACAGAGGTGTCGTTAATGGCTCGTAAAAAGAATAAATCTGATTCCTATCAGTATAAGATAGTCGAAATTGCTGTAGATCCTTCTGTGTTTAATGATTTTCCGTTTGTTGATAGTTTAGGATCGCAGCTCAATTTGGCTAAGTATTCAGAGGAGTTTTATGTCCTGCGGCAGCGCCTTATGAAAGAGGTTTTGCGAATTATAAATTTTAATCTTACTAAGAGACAAAAAGAAGTTGTAACTCTTCGATTACAGGGCAAAACTCAAATACAGATTGCTGAACAATTAGGAATACATCAAACAACTGTTCATAAACTCTTAATGGGAAATATAGACTACGCCAATAATAAGAAGCGTTATGGAGGCGCCATAAAGAAACTACAGAAGATTTGTGCTAAAGATGAAAAGGTATCCATTATTTTAGCAGAAATGGAAGAGCTGCGTGCCAAAGCTCCATGTGGAGATGAGTGGGCTTGCAGCTATGACATCTTTGGTGGCGGACGCAAAGAGGAGTAACCATGGAGTATAAGAAACCAACGGAAAGTTATACTGTAATAGCAGTAGACTTAAAAGAGCATATTATGATGAGACTTGAGCTTTTTCTTGATAGGGAAAAAATGAGAGATTTTCTTCTTGAGTATGCTAATGAACATCAGAGATGTATTATTATGCCAGGTCCAGTAGACGATATGGATTATCAGGTTGAATATGAATCTGATCAAGAGACTATTAAAACTATTCATTTTGAGGATGAGGCTGGATATAAAATTCCTTTTTCCCTTATGACTCCAAGAGAAATGATGGCGAAAGAAGATGCTGAGTTTATGGTTAGTATTAACAATATAGTTTCAAATTCTGGAGATAATGATGACTAATGGTTTATTCATACAAATGACAGGTTTGAGCGGAGCAGGGAAAACAGCTCTTGCTCAGGCTGTTGCTACCAGATTGAAAAGTAATGGGTTACGAGTAGAGATTATTGATGGGGATGAATATCGAACAAATCTTTGTAAAGATTTAGGTTTCTCTAAAGAGGATAGAAATACCAATATTCGTCGTCTTGGCTTTGTTGGAAGGGTTCTTTCCAGAAATGGTGTAATTGCTATTATGTCTGCTATTAATCCTTATGACAATGTTCGTAAGGAGCTGGCACTTGCACCAGAGACTACGAGATTAGTTTATGTTAAATGTTCACTTTCTACTTTAAAAGTGCGCGACACTAAAGGTCTTTATAGACGAGCTTTTTTGCCAGAAGTTGATCCAGAATATATTCCAAACTTTACTGGTGTCTCAGATCCTTTTGAGGAACCAACCGCTCCTGATCTTATGATTGATACAGATGCTCTTGATTTGGTCCAGGCGACGGATATGTTAGAGAATTTTATATTGGAGAATATTAAGTGAGACTAATAAACTCAACTAAGCTTGTGCCAGCGGGTCTGGCCATTAAAGCTATAAGGCGTTTTTCTCCAACCAATCCATCAGAGGTGGCAATTAATAAGAAAGATCATTATCTTGCTTGCTGGACTGGTAATAAAGAAATGTGGTTGGAAATGTGTAGTAGAACAGATCATACTGGCACAAGTTGGAGCATTGTTGTAGCTCCAACACGTAAAGCTGTTGAGTTTACATGGCATTGTTATTTTTATGCTAACAATCTCGCTATCATACTATATATCTGTGAAGCAATTGCTCTATACATCGTAGAGACAGGATTTAAATTCAGATAATATATAACCTTGGGCTGGGAGCTTTCGCGCTCCCAGCCCTTTTTTTGTTTTTTTTAATAAGTATATAAGGGGGAATTGCGTCTACATTATAGGACGATTTTTCAAATTGTTTTTAATAAATACTAATAATTTTACATAATAACGTTAGTTTAACATCTTGGAGGATATTCTATAATGTCATTTAATCCCAATACACCTCGTAAGATTCCAATAGTTAAGCCCCTTTCTGGATTGGGACCGGCCCGGCCGTTTAATTCCATTCAGTTGGGTATTACAACTTATTGTGATAGAATGTGCCCAGGATGTATTTGTAATATACCATATTTAGACAAACATCAACATGTTGATGTTGATTGGATAAAAAATATAGCACCAAAATTACAGGGATTAAGATTGCTTCAAATATCTGGTGGAGAGCCTACATTACATCCAGAGTTTCAATATATTACCGAGCATGTTAGAGAATGGTTTAATCCGCAAATGTTAATGTTAATAACAAATGGAAAAAATATAGTACAATATGCCGACATTTTGGGACACTATGATCACCTTCGAATTACACGATATGACGCAACAAGTTATCCTGATAGTCCAAATAATGTTACAGTTATAGATGATTTTAAGCGGGTTTTTAAAGGTCCATCTAGAATTTATTCTAAATTATCTAAACATAGATTAAACAGAGGTGGCGAAAACAGTAATCCTTGTGGCTTGGGAGCAAATGATTTGGCCATCATACAATGGAACAAAATATATCCTTGCTGTTCATCTCCCGGTATGGATCCGACAATAGGAATTGAAATTACTGAAAATTGGCGGGAAGAGTTAAAAGAAGTAAAATTACCTTGTAATGGGTGCCCTTTTTCCCCATCAGACGAGTTGTATAAGTGTTGGATACAAAGATTGTCTAAAGAAAGGAAAGCACATAAAAGACTTTATGAGGAAAATGAAAACAATATTCATAAGTTAATCAAAGAGAATGGATATGATGAGTGGCTAAGGAAGTTAAAAGAAAAAGGTATTGATATGAGTATTACCCCTCTGGATGTTCCAGACGAGTAAATGAATAATATTTTTTTATAACTATAATGATATCGAAGGAGTAGTGTGTCTACATTACAGGACGACTTGAATTATTTTCAATGATTTTGAGAACTTACCTATAATAACGGATAGGATTTTCTTGGTTGTATTGGAAAACAAAGCGTTTTTTGGCATTTAAACAAACGGCTCAGACCTAACTCGTCTATATTTCACTGGTAAGTTTCTATCAATACAGGCGTATTACAATAAGTTTGTTATACGCTTATACATTTCCGGAGGATGAAAACTATAATGGAAAAATTCCAAGCAAATCTAACAGAAGTAGCGAATATGCTTGACCCAAATACAATTCCTATGAAAGGAAATGAGAGCAGGCTTATTAGGGTCGCGTTCGATCTATTTCGTTTAGATGGAGATGAGGCGGATGATCTGTGGCAGCTTCAGGCAGATGATGATGGAGCTGAGTTCTTGGTTCGCACATATTCAATGCCAGATGATGAAGAAATGGTTGCGGAAGCGTCTGATTGGTCGGTTTTGGCTGATAAAAAGTATGCTAACTTAACAGTTTCATTCAAAGGATTGCCCCTCACACGTATTGCCAGCAAAGATTATGGAGCCGAAACTCCACATGATGGCAAGACTCTCCAAGGTATTGTATTTAATAAGCTTTCATCTGATGGCGAGTTTATATTTCATCTGATTGCTGATCTACCTAAAGAAAAAAGAATGGCGTTAAGACAAGCCGGATTGCTTGATGATCTTAAAAGTTGGCTTCAAAGTAAGGATGTTACAGAGCCAATTATTGAAAAGATTACCGCTTTGGTTGAAGAACGCGTTCCAGAATTTAAAGAAAAACCGGAAGATGATGAGAAAGCTCAATGGGATAGTGCTTTTTCAGGTATGTCTGAAAAGGCTGAAGACTTTTCGTCTGAAGAGGTAGTGGGCGTTAATGCCGACGACGAATGGAGACTTGCTTTTTTAGATTTGAGTCTAAAAAAAACTGCTAAAAGTGTAGCCCCATATGTTGGTCCGATAGAATCACAAACGGAAAAAAACAAGAATTTTCGGAAGGTTCTGTTTACCGGAGATCATTCTCAGCTTGTAGTAATGAGTTTGAAGGGAAGCGAAGAGCTTGGATCTGAAGTACATAAATCTGTTGATCAGTTTTTTCGTATTGAAGAGGGCGAAGCGATTTTTGTTTTGGATGGTAAAAAGAAACGCGTTAAGGCTGGTGGCGGGGTTGTTATTCCATCTGGCACTGAACACAATGTGATTAATGCCTCTGATACTGAACTGTTACAACTCTATACTATATATAGTCCCCCTAACCACCCTCCTGGAACAATCCATAAGACCAAAGCAGATGCTGAGAAAGCAGAAGAAAAAAAAGCCGGGCTTGGCATTTCTTTAGTTGCTAATGTTCAGGATAATTCTGATTTCTATCATCCCGGAGCCGATTCCTCTGGAGTGGATTTGGTTAATATGAGTAATGATATGACTCAAAATGTCGATAATGAGCCAAGATGTCCAAAATGTAAAAAACGTGTAGAATCGTGTAGGTGTCCAGAATGTGATGTGTGTGGGCAACCTCCGTCAGAATGTCAGTGTGGGAACTAACAAAAACTATCTATGGTGCTTTGGCACTCAAACTTATTAAGTCATAATGGAGGCGAAAACAAATGACTAATTTTAATGCTCTAAAGACTCAGGCAGAATACCTGCTGGCCAAAATGGAGCATGGAAAAGGATACCGAATTGGCGATCTCAATCAAAGGCTTCGTCAAGCAGCAGACGAAAACCCTGGAGATATTGTAATTAGGTCAGTGGCAAGCGTCATTGAACGCTTACACGGCAAAGATCCAGACTCAATGATGACCCAAGGTCAATTGGAATCGGTCTATCAAGAGCTTGTTGGATTAAACAAAAACACTCGATTTAGAGAGGTTTTGGGAGATCTCTTGAGATCAGATAAAAATGAGCCGGACCTTACCAACAAAGATTTTGTTGGAGCGAGAAGAGACCCTGTAGAAGGATTTCTTAGTTATGATGTTGATGAACACGTAAAAAAGGGATTCGACAACATATTTAGGCCCGATTCAAAAAGTTATGATCCTCAAAATGCCACCAAGGCAAAAGAAAAGGTTGAGCTTGAGCTTAAATCGATGGGTTTTAATCCGCATGTGCGCTTGGCTGGTGGGAACGCAAGATTCCTAATATTCATCACAAGCATGGACACAAATCGTGGCGCCGTTCCACTTTATATTCCTGCCGAAGCTAGCGGAGACAAACTCCCAAGTGTCTTTGTTGGATCAAATACGTTTGAGCAACTAACAACCTCCAATTTGTCAGACTATTTGAACGCTGCTGCTTTTAATAGAGATCGTCTTCCTGAAGTGTCTAGTATACTTAACGCTCTAGACCAAGCCTTAGGTGCTGCTCCTAAAACTACCAAAGAGGAAGAGTTTGCACAACTATTTGCTAGTTTGGCTGTGGCCAATGGAAGCGAGGGACTCTCTGCTCCTGGAGTATTTGCGGAACTATCTGAGCAAAAAGCTCTAAGAGATATTGAAATTCCAAGCACTCCAGTTCCTACTGCTTTAAAGGCACTTACCTCTGCTATAGAAGAGAGTGTGCTGGAAGCGGCTGTTGGTTATCCACAGTCCTCTGTACGTATGGCAAAACGCATGATTATTGCTGAGCTTGGTTCAATGGGCTTCAAAAATTCGCAGGTTCGTGTCGCCTCACCAACCGGAGATGGATTTATTTGTGATGCTATTTTGAACACTCCGCAAGGCAAACTTAAGATTGAAATCCCAATTGAAATGAATGGGAACGCTCCATTGCTTCCTTCTGTATTTGCGAAAAATGATTATGTAGCTGATTTTACTATTTCCAATATTCAAGCTATCGCTATAAAAGAAGCCGGCTATGTAGAAGGAGCTGTCAGAGTTGATGCTCAACTATATGGTATGAGCCTTAATGAGCTTAGAGATACAATGAGTAAGTCCGCTGCCAGGGGAGATTTTAATACCTGCGATGAGGCTTTAGAGGTTATTTCTGATAGATTTGATGAAAATACATATCGTTCTGTAGTTGCTGATTATCACAAGCTTCTTTCGAAGTTGGGCAATACCAAAGATCTTATGCGTCAAGCATATGAAGATGATGGTCAGTTTGTTAGAACTCCAAACTCAATGTATCCAATGCACAAGAAGCTTGGTTTGCCAGCACATGAGCTTATAAGAGATGAGAATGGCACGTGGCATCGTAAGTCAACTTATGCCGCAAAACAAGATCAAGAGCATCTTGGGGCTTTCTTCAGTACCGCAAAGGCCTTGGTAGGTGACTAAATATGGCTGACGATCCAAAACAACTTGCTATTGATATTAAAAATACAAGTAATATGTTAGCTGCTGCTCATAATACCTATACTACATATATTAAGCAGCTTGCGACTTTATATGGTAGAGTAACTGGTGGAACGTTAACACAAGAAGAGATAGTACAAGATCGTACTAAAATCAATGAAATATTTACCAGACTTGCCCAATATAATATACATTTTGGATCTAATGTAAATAAGTTTTATACACAAACTATGCCACAAGCAGTTTCTCTTTTGGAGGGAATTTCGCAACTCAAGGCACAATTGCTAACGCAAGATTTTATGAAATTAGCAGATGCTTTTGATGAGTGTGGTGAGTATGTTCTCGCAAGTCAAGTTGATGAGTTTTTGAAGAATGCTGCCGACTCTGAGTTAAACCAATTACAATTAGAAGTAAAAGATTTGAGAAATCTTTTGTTTGGTTTAATAACCAGAATAAATAGAATGGAAAAAACCCAACAACATAAGGCCGGGCTGATCAGTGATATATTCAAATTGGCAAATTTTTCAGATGAAGTTGGTGCTTATGTATTAGCCGATGAACTTGATAAAATAGCAGAGGAAGTGGTTGAGCCTATTCAACAGCCTTGCGAGGGTGCTTTGTCAACGAGATATTGCCCAGATCATAATGGTGTTCAGGCTACAAGAATTTCTGAGCGTATATATCAATGTCCGATAGATGGAAAGGTTTATAATTACGAAACGGGTTATACAAATTATAGAGGGCAACAAGTTCCGGGCGGGAGTATAGCAGCTCAAACTCCAACAACTACTGATTTTGGCGGTATTCCAATGAGAATTTATGATAGTCGCCAGAGTGTTTTAAATAGAATTAATTAAATTGATTCTCGCCCGATAGTACTCGTATGAACGCCAGACGAGCGCCTATTGGGTTTTTTTTGTAATAGGAGTATGATGACATCTTTCGCAAAAATTTTAGGCCATCCAGACAAAAATTTAATTGTACGCATGCTTACACAGGGCCATGGAGTAAGAGCAGTCGCAAAGGAATTAAAAAAACTTCATCCAAATGATAAGAAGTTACATTTGTCTGTGCCAACTCTACAGAAGTTTAGAAAAGACAAATTGAATTTGGAGGGTGAGGCCTTAGACGCTATTAAGCAAGCGACAAAAGAAAAACACATTGTTAAACAGGAAAAAAAGGAAGATACCCAACTTCGTAAGATTCCTGCGTTTCGCGATGCGGTTGAAAAAGCGGCTAACGTTCATGTAGATGTAAGACAAGAACTTCAAGAGCTTTTAGTAACTGTTAAGTCTCGTGTTGAGGATTTATTTGATAGAGCCTCGGCTGGAACATTATCCGTAAATGAAGAGACGAATCTACAAAAATATTTTGCTAGCTGGACCACAACAATTCAGCAGTGGGCGAAATATGTTGATAAGATTGCTGATAAAACCATAGAGACTAATATTAATATAACCGTCATAGAAGATCAGATGGCCGCGCTTCGAAGTGCTGTAAGAGAAGTCATAGAAGAGGAAATGGATCAAGAGACGGCCACCAGATTCATGCAACGATTGAGTGAGAAGATTTCTGAATTGTCATATAAACAGAAACGTCATGATAGTATGGGAGAAATATACAGTAAAACAATGGTGCTGACTGAGAAAATACAAGATGTTGAGGTAGATTATGACTCAGACTAATTATGTAGATGATATGATGTGTGATCTTGCCGAAGATGGTTTAACTCAAGATCTACGTGATATGATGTATGAAGACGCACAATTCTTATCTGACCTTAACGTTACCAATGATAGGCAACGTAATCTTGCGTTTTATTTGGACCATTTTTGTGATGATATTTGTAAAGAATTTGGTTATAAGATTAAGGACAAAAAGCCAGTTATTATAAGGTCTTTTAATTATTTAAAAGACTCTAAAAAGGTTGATCTAACAAAGATTCGTGCTGCAGTGCTAAGATCTTTAAGAGAATTGAATAGGAAAAAAGTTGCCTATCCAAACACTACTGGCGTGAATGAAATGAATGTCAAGCCCGAAGCAGATATTTCTCAGTGGGTTAGCGCACTGTCACAAATTTATATGGCTATGAAAAACGGCGAAAGCCGTGATAGCGCTTTCAAAAGAATAACGGAGGGATGGAGTCCTATGACAAAACACGATTTCGAGGCATGGGCGCGATATTATGAGAAAGGCGATCATGAAAAATATAATGTCAAGGTGGCCTCCGGAGAAGATCAGCTTTTCCCTTTGTCTTTTTTAGATGAAGGTTTTGAACCAGAAGAGCCTGTTATAGAACGTCCGAAGCCAAAAAAAGACAAAACGCCTGATGATGTAAAAAAAGCTTTATTAAGCAGATTATATTCTGCTGAGAGATTGCTTTATAATTTTGTTCATGTTTGGCCAGATAGCGTTTATAATAGACTACATCAGGGACTGTCTGATCTTAAACGTGAGATTGCGATGATGCGAACCGCATCATCTATGAATGATAGAATCATTAGAACAGCTTCTATGTGGGAAATTGCTGGATTTGTTGAGGGTGCTGAAGAACTAAGAAGGATTGCGCAGACCACAGATGATATAACCTCTGAGATAGAAAGAGCTTTAACTGGCCGTGAGTTTGACAAAAAACCAAAAGAGGCTCCAGAAGATATGGCACCAGAGGTGCCTGGAGCAGAGATGCCTATGCCTGGAGCGGAAATGCCTCCTGGAGGAGCGGAGATGCCCCCACCGGGCGACGAGATGATGCCTCCTCCCGGTGAAGAGATGCCTCCGGCCGACTTGCCTGGAGCGCCTCCTGCGGGCGTAGAAGAGCAACTTCCACCCGCTGAAGAGCCTCCTGGTGACGCAAAAGAAGAAAAAGAGATGCCCAAAAACAATCCATACTCTGGTGCTACTGTACAGGATGTGTTGGAAATTTTGGAGCCCCTGTCTCAAAAGCTGCGTGAGCGTGAATTTATCCGCGATTTGTCTAAGGTCGATATGATGCTTGATGCTCTTAGCGTTGCTTCTCACTTCCCAGAATTGGGAGAAGCACAAGCAAAAGCTTTAGAGTTAAATATTTATGTTGGCACAAGAGTGGAAAAAGTTATAAATAAGTTAAAGGGTGGTTTAAAAGAAGACGATCAGGAAGGAGAGGAACCGTCTCCACCAGATATTGAAATGGATGAACTTGGTGGTAAAAAAAAGACGGAAGAAACCGCTTTTGAGGTAGTAGAAGAAGGTGGCCCGCCACCTGAATTGCCCCAAGAAGGAGTAAAACCAAAAGAGGCACCTCCGCCTACTGGAGCAGAAATGCCACCTCTACCACCGGAGAGATAATGAAATTATCTGAGTTGCTAACGAAATTAGAAAAGATATCAAAAGATTATGATATTCCAGATCCTTATATTGTTGGCGGTTTGCCAAGAGATAAGGCGTTTGGTGTCGCCCAGAATGTGACGGATATTGATATTACAACTGGCGATAAAAATTCTTTTGCCTTGGCAATGTCAGCAAGTAGAGTTTGGCCGGATGCACATTTTAGAGCATATGACGATGGTCATTCTTCTATAGACTTTAAGAACATTAGGTTGGATTTTTCAAATAATTTTAATCTTCCTGGTATAGAAGATGTTCTTAAAAAGATGGGAATTGGAAATCCATCTGAAGTTGAAAAAGAGGTTTATAGTCGCGACTTTACAATAAACACTTTGCTTCAGCCCATGAATCTTGAGCGAGAACCGCTTGATATTACGGGCAAAGCAATGGAAGATATAAAAAATAAAGTTTTGCGAACTCCGGTTGATCCTGAACTAACAATTGGATACGATCCAAGAAGAATATTGCGAGCTGTAAAATTGATAATAAAGTTTAATCTGACACCTGATCCAAAGTTAGAAGAGGCTCTTATAAAATACAGGGGTGGTATTAGCGAGATACCAACCAATCACGTAAAAAAACAGGTTAATCAAATGTTGGATATGAATTCAAAAAGAGCCTTAGATTTACTTATAAAGTATAAACTACTTCCTATTGTGCCCTTAAGCAGGATGATGACACTTGAGTTAGCTAAAAATCATATGGTTCAACATTTGCTTGATGGACAGGAGATGTTCTAATGAGAAGATTACTGAGATTTCTTACACTGGCAAATATTCTGAGCAATGGCGATGATTTAGGTTTAAAGCGCCTTTGTGTTCAGTTTGATGCTTTTATACAAAAACATGGGCATTATGAGCCAAAAAATGACGGCACTACTCCAAATCCGTGGCGAAAAAATATGGACTATTCCAGTTGGGAGAACTCTCCATATTTTGGCAGTGTATCTGAGTTTATGGAAAAGTTTCCTGGTGGCATAAAAGATTGGGTAGACTGGCGCAGGCAAACCCAAAAAGAAAGATTTCAAAAATGGGACCCAAAGAAAAAGGCTGCCGAACGCATCAAAAATGCTGGCAACAAGCGAAAAGCTATTTATTCTGGTATATTTCTTAGCCCAGAATCAAAAGAGGCTTTGGCTGAGTGGTGGAGCGGAGTTAAAGGAGATCTTCTTCCAAAACAATTCATGCATCATATGACCATCAAGTTTAAGCCATCTCCTGAAGAAGTTATGGCTTTACCTTTGGGGAGTGATGTAAGGCTTCAGGTTGTAGGAACAGGTTCTGATGAGAAGGGCCAGGCTGTTGTAGTAAGTTCTGAGCTTCCAACAGATAATCCTATTCCTCATATTACTGTGGCCACTGATGGAACCTCTCCGGTATACTCAAATGAACTTTTGGCTGCGGGCACTGCCCCAGTGGATCTTGAAAGCCCTCCTCCTGTTCTTATAGGAAAGGTTGGTATTTTTGATGGCAAAGATATTAAGTTTGATTTGAGTGGAACTATTTATGAAGATATGGCTAAGCCACAAGAGGAACCACAAGAAGAACCACAATCTGAAGCTGATGAGATCGATTATTCGGGAGAAGATGAAGAGTTTACCGATGAGGAGCGCGAAAAAGCGTTTGATTTGATAGCGAAAAACATAGAAATGTATAAAGAAATGTTTGGAATTACTGACAAAGAAGTAAAAGAATGGCTGGAAAGTAAATATGGTAAAATGTCAATAGCGCATTTCGTAGATGTAAAGAAAGATAAAACTAAAGATTTTCCAAAAGAGCCACATTTATGGTCTGGTGGCGGCCCCGGAATGTTTAAATCTATTGTACAATTTCTCAAAAAATATAGATCTCAGAGTGCCGATGATAGCGGAGCTTCCAACAAGGCTGTTGAAGATTTTATTAAATATTGGAAGTTGTTGAAACGTAAGGGGAAATAATGAAACGATGTGCTTGGATCAAATCTGACAAAGATCAGGGTGAAGGCAGTTGTCCTTTTGGTTTGCCAATAGTTGAAGGATGTCAATTTGCTGGTGATTCGGTAGCACATATGTGCCCGTTGGAAACTATGCCAAAAGAAAAGCGAGAAGATATAGAAAAAGCCAACAAGCGGGTTTATATTTATTACAAGACCAATGATAGGTGTATGTATGCCGCGAATGTTATTATTGAGCAAAATGTTGTAAATTGTGATTTTGGCGATAGTGCTGCCGGTATGAGTATGCCAGCATTTTCTGGTAGTCCTCTATATCCACAGACTTTTAGTGGAATTGGACTTGATGGCTTGTATGCTTTTCCATTGGGATTTTATGCAGATAATAATGAGAGTAGAAACCTTTTTCAAGGTTTGTTTTCTTTAGTTGGCAGTAGAGCCTATGAATTTATTAAAAGCGGCGCTGTTTTGCCAGAACAAATTTTGGAGAAAATTTCAAATAACGAGCCACTTACTACGGATGAGCAATTTGAGTTAGTAGAGGCTTTGAGTAAATGTAGACAAAAGTTTGACGAAAATACCACGGATCCAGGAACATTAGATCGTATGATAAAGATGTGGGATCCCAATAAACATTTATAGGAAAGACCTTTTATGGAGGTTTAAAATAATGGCTAAAGAAGAAGGACTCTTCACCGTATCTGAAGATGAAAAACTAGAGCAAGAACTCATCAGTGTTGCTGAAGAAGACGCTCCAAACTACCAGATGAATTTTCAAGATGTTGCTGGAGAACAAGAGGCGCGAGAGGTTAAGCAACCAGAGACACAAGAGAAACCACAGGGCTGGTTACAGACGAAAGAGGTTAAGCAGTTTGTGCAGTTTCTTGATGAACAAATGTCCCACATCCCAACGCTTCAGCATGCGCAGGGAAACCTATCTAAAATGGAGAATGCTGCGGCTCGCTGGAAGAAGCTAAACAATTATTGTTCTGAAGCCATGCGGAGCGATTTTGATGGTTCTCTTGATGTTGATGATGTAGATAAAAAACGCCAACAGATTGAGTACAATATGGATGCCCTTCAAGATGCCATTGATGGTCTGCATGCTATGAAGCAAACTCGACGCAATCAAAGACGCAGACGTAGGGCAGATGAAGATTTGGATGATACGCTTACCAAAGAGGCTGGAACCCCATCTTTTCAGGGATTTCAGGTTAATATCACTCCATTCCATCGTGCTATTGTTAGTGGTATGATTAATGGTGTTGTTTCTGGTGGTCGTAACATGAATGATCTTTGGACTGACGCTAAAAAGAAATACGAGATGAATCCTCGCGAAGAGTTAGAAATTCTTCAAATTATGGCTGATATGGGTTATCCAGAGTTCAAGGATAGATTAAGGTTTGGCGAGAAAGATGAGGATCCTAGCCGCGAATCAGGTTTTGGCGAGTGGCCTTCGCAATATTACGCATAAGGAGATAATCATGTCTTTTGAAGATGATAGAGAATATGCTCGTGCGGCTGCTTTGCCAGACTGGCTACAATCATTTGCTGACGACGAACTGAAAAAAGGTGGGAATCCTTTTGATGATATTCGTGAGCTTTTTAAGTCTAAAAATGATTTGGATGCTGTAGAGGCTCGTGTTGATGAACTGCGACAACAAGTTGGTCTGGATGTGATTGAAAAGGTGGCTACCGTTAATGTAGAAAATACGCCTAAACAACAGCGGCAGGCTGATGATTGTAAACTAACAGAAATACAAGCTAAGACTAAACTTTTAGTTAACCTAATTGCTTTTGCTCAGGCATTAGAAGATGAGGGTCTAACAAAAGCAGCGTCTATGGTTGATGAGAAAATCAAATCTTTGCAGAACGATCCATTGCTTGCCAAAGACAAAGATGTCAAAGAGCTGCCAGAAAAATACCAAAAATATGAGGGATTAGAAGAGTTTATTCAAAACGCATGTAGAACCAGTGGCGGCTATGCCTCGGCTCCCGCCATTCAGAATAGAATTCGCAAAGAGTTTGATGACGAAATTGATATAAAGGGTGAAGGTCTTGAAGAATATATTAGATATTGTCTTTCTAAACACAAAAAGTTTCTACCCGATGATAAGGAACATGCCGGAGAATATATTTCTATTATAGTTACAGAAGATAATGATGGAAATGAAAATGTTTTTGATGAGTCATCTGGAGATAAACAATGAGTTTTGATGTTATGAATGGTTCTCTTAATGCTTGGACTTTAGAAAATAGTTTTGAATCGTTGAAACGGGAACTCTTAAAGGTTGATCCCGTTTCTTTTGCGGAGTCATTTCTTACTCTTGATGGCAGGCCGTTTCGTATAACCAATAATGGTTGGAAATTCATCGCTGATGTCTATCGTCATATTTCTACGGTAGCGATGACAGCTAATGGAAAGCCTATTGTTATTGTTAAGGGTCGTCAGGTTGGAGCTACTGTGCTGGCCACAGCATTAGAATTGTATATGGTCGCCAGTGGAATGTTTGGAGTTGGAGGAGTATCGCCAGTTCGAGTAACGCATGCTTTTCCACATTTAGATATGATGCATGGTTTTTCTAAGGATAAGTTAGAAAAGATGATCACGGAATCTGTGCAGATACAAGACTTCAATGATAGCCGGCACCCCGGAAAAATTAAGCCTTATGTGCAGGCTCAGAAAAATAGTTTACGTGATTCTACAGATAGTTTATACTATAAACAATTTAAAAATGGAAATGTTTTGTGGTGTGAATCTATTGGCAACGAAGGAACGAGAGTTCTTGGTCGTACATTTGATGTATGCTTTTTTGACGAAGTTCAGGATATGTCAGAAGTTGCGATAGCCAAGACAATTAAGTGTCTTACCCATGCTCAGCATGGACCAAAGCCCGGCGGCGTCCAAGTGTATTTTGGAACGCCACGACAAAAAGGAACCTTTTTTCATAGGCTATGGGAATCATCTGATCAAAGGCGTTATTATTTGAGATGCCAAGATTGTGGAAAATATTTTCTTTTGTATACTCCAGGATCTGATAAGTGGGAAAAAGATATTTGGTTATATGAAAATATAGTAAAGTGTCCCAGTTGTGATTGTGAACAAGATAAGGTTGAGGCTGTTGAGCGAGGCAAGTGGTTGGCAACACCAGGACGAGAAGATTCCGACTATATAGGGTTTCATTTTAATCAATTATTTATACCAAACTTTACAAAAGAAATCGTGATGAAAGAAAAGCCAGAAAACAATCCGCGAAACTCTGAGATGATTTTTAACAATGAGGTTTTGGGAGAGTTCCATTCTGGTGCTGGCATGCCCATTTCCCGAGAGGAAATATATCAGATGTGTAGAGATCCTAATAGAGCGATGGCTAAACATATTGATAGAGAGTCAAAGGTTGTTTATCTTGGTTGTGACTGGGGTGGAAAACCTGATATTGATAATATTAAGCGTGGTCAATCGTTTTCTTGCGGCGTAATTCTATCGGTAGATCATGATGAAAGATTTGTAATTGAGTACGCAAAAAAGTTGAAAGTACTTGATATCGATGGCAAAATGTCCTTTGTAGATAATATGTTTCGTCTATTCGGAGTTAGATCGGCCATGGGCGACATTGGTTTTGCTGATGATATGTCAACTGAGCTGAAAAGAGCTTATGGAGAAAGATATAAATCTGTAAGAAGTTCTGGGATGGTTTCTGGCGGTCAAAAATACGATAGAGATTTATTGGAAGTTGTTATAGATAAAGACAAGCTAATTGGTGAAATGTTTGAGTTATTACGAAAAGGGCGGTTTCGTTTTCCATGGGCAAGTTATGAAGCTATCTCTTGGTTAGTTGCCCATTGTTGTTCTATGGAGAGTAAAGTTGTTATGCGACAAGGACAATTACATCAGACATATCTTAAGGGTAAAATTCAGAACGATGGATTTATGGCTCTAATGTATGCTTATTTAGCATATAAATTTGATAAAACGCGCGGGTTCAAAATTAATGTTGAAACACCTGGCAATACGTTTTTTCCAAAACCAGTTGTTGCTTATGTACCTAAGAATTTTTAAGGAGTAAAATATGATAGATAGAAGAGGAGTTAGACCAAAGACCCCAGATGCGCAGTTAAGAATAACTCCTAAACGAGCTGCTGGTATAACAGAATATCGCAGAGCAAGCATAGAAAGTGATATTGATAACGGACTTATAAGGGAAGGCGGAAGCTATGACGGAAGTCGTTTAAATCGTCCTGCCCCAACTAACATTCGTAATGCTGCTCTTGATAGTGATAGGCTTGTAAGAAGTTCCTGGTTACCTGGAGTCGAAGGTAGTAGGGGCAACATTCGACAAAATTCTTCGCCAGCTGTTGGAGTTGTCGCTCACAGCGGGTCTTATATAAAGAGAGAAGCTGCGGAAGCTCAGGCTAAAATACAGAAAATGGGATCAATTTCTGGTGTCGGTTCTGTTGGAGGAACGTCTGGAACTGGTTATGAACGTTTGGCTCCAGAGGTATATAGTCCATTATTTACAATGGCAAATCTTAATTTGCCTCGTGATAGGATTACTATAAATGCATGGTGCCGCAATTTTTTTCAATTACATCCAATAGTTAGAAACGCTATTTCTTTACATGCGACATATCCAATTAGCAAATTGAATCTAAAATGTCAAGATAAAAGAGTTTTAGATTTTTTTGAAAACATGGTTGAAGAGATGGATCTTATGAATGCGTTAGGAGACATTTCGCTCGAATACTGGAAACTTGGAGAAGTGTTTCCATTTGCCGAACTTAATGAGAAAACTGGTAAGTGGGCCAGAATAGTAATACAAAATCCTGACTACATTCATGTTAAGAAAACAGTTCTATCAAGTGATCCAATCATTACATTAAAACCTGATGCCGTTCTTCAAAGGCTTGTGTTTAGTAGCAATCCGGCAGACGCTCAAATACGAAGGCAGATACCTGAGCAGATCATACATCATATACGCTCTGGACAGGACATTCCATTAGATAATTTTAATGTTTCGCATTTGAAAATGCTTTCCAGTCCATATGACGTAAGAGGAACCAGTGTTATTGTTAGCGTATTTAAAGACCTTATGTTATATGATAAATTGAGAGAATCGAAGTTTGCTCAGGCTGATGGAATGGTAAACCCGGTCACTCTTATTAAGGTTGGTGGAACTACTGAGGGCGAGTACAAGGCAACTCAAGAAGATCTTGAATTTTATCGCCAGGTGTTTGAAGAGGCACAGTATGATAAAGATGCGAAGATTATTACGCACGCAGGAATATCTGTCGAGCGAGTAGGATTTCAGGGCCAGGTTCTTGATATAGCATCGGACCTTGAATTTATTACAAAAAACATTTATACGGGCTTGATGGTCCCGCCAGCTGTTGTTGATACTGAAAGTGCTGTATATTCTTCAGCATCTATTGGTTTGGAAGTATTACGACAAAGATATTTTAACTTCCGTAATATGATAGCACGATGGTTAGTAAATAAGATTTTTGCTCCTATCAGCGAGGTCCAAGGTTTTTATGAGTATAAGAATAAGGAAAAGAGGCTAATCGTACCAGAGGTTGAATGGAATCAAATGAATCTATACGACCTACAGGATTACATAGGTAATGTTACTGGTATGGTAAGTGCTGGACAGGCTGCCGTTCAAACACTTTATAAAAGTTTGGGTCTTAATTATCAAGATGAGATAATAAAGATGAGGCAGGAATCTATTGATAAGGCTATTAAAATGCGAGAAGAAAATTCTCTATCTAATATGACATTAACTGAGCTTCGTTCTTTGGATCCTGAGAAGCCGATTATGGAGCCTATTGATAGCAAGGAAAGAGAGAAGGATACTCCTCCAGAGGCTGGCGCACCAGCGGGTATGCCTGGTGGCGATATGGGAATGCCAGGAGCAGATATGGGTGGTGCTCCTGGAGGCCTTCCTGAGTTGGCCCCACCGCCGGGCGGCGAGATGGGCGCTCCGGGAGCTGGAGCGCCAGAAGGCGCCGGAGTTACACCACCACTTGGACCAGGACCGGGGCCAGGAGGTCCATAATGAACAAGTCTGATCATGAATTTCGTAAAAACTGCCAATTTTATCATACTAAGATAAGTAAATTGTTGAAAAAAGGGCAGATTCAAGAAGCTAGGGACTTGATGGGTAAAGTTCAAGCCGCTATTTCTCAGTGGGAAGAGAGTCTCAAATCCGCAAAATTTAAGGTGAATTTGCTAAAAAATACTTATGCTGGTTTAATACAGATTGAGAAGCGGGCCAGTTACAAATTAGATCGGAGGCAACAGGAAAAAAATGACCCAGAATAAAACACTTTTTGCCATGGAGTTGGGAATCTCTGGCATTTCTGAAAAGCTTTATGGCATGTCTAATCCCGAACTTATTGAGTTACGCGAAAAGATTGAAACAATCTTACAAGAGCATGAAGAGGCTGTGACTCCAAAGCCAGAAGAGGAAGAGGATTTGGATGTAAAGCTGGAAGACATAGAATTTGCTGATGATGCTATTTCCGTACGGGAAGCAGCTCTTTTTGGTGATTTATTTGATGAGATTGGTGATTTTCACAATGCCAATCTTATGGATGATTATATCATCAAAATGGCTGAAGCCGATGGCGATCTAATTAAACAGGCTGGGCTTTTTAAAAATCTTCTTAAAAAATTGGTTGGTTTTGGAAAACGTATATTTTTCAAAGTCTACAGAGAACTTTATACCAAGGCAAAAGAAGCGCAAGAGCGCCTTGATGATAGAATAGACAAAATTAATGAAGCCCACAGTGGTATTAAAAAGGATCTGCGATATCATGACCTTGAAGGTTGGAGAGGTGGAATTTATTCACTTAAACTTGCGGACTCGAAAGATATTATGGGAGAGTTTGATATTGCCTATGGCAAGCTCGTACAATATCTTGGATTAACTGGTAAGAGTGAAAAGTCCAAAGATGGCAAACCATCAACAAAAGAAAAGGATAAGTCTCAGATTGAGAAATTACCTGATCTCAGCAAGCCAGAAGGTGAAGCTGGTAAAGAGGTTTCTACAGAAGAAGAATCTGGGCCTGAGGGAGCTTCATGGGAAAGAATGACTCCATATGCGAAAGAGGGTTGGAGCGAGTTGGCAAAAAGCGTAGCTTTTAATCCTTCGAGTGGTGGTTTGAGATTTGATAAGAAATATTTTGATTATCTGTTAGGCAAACATCTTTCTACGGATGGACGCGGAAATGTTCGTTACTGGAGTTCTTATAAAGAACAAAAACAACCTATGGGTGGAAAGTTAAAAGATGTTATGGGCGAAGATGAATGGGATATGAGTTATGATACGGACTATGTTTTTCTATATCCAAAATCAAGAGGTACTGATGTTGGTGCTCCGCCAGTAGAAGTAGAAACTGTGGAGCCTGAGGGAGAAGAGGATCTTGGATTTAAATCTCCAGAACTTCCAAAGCCTGAAGAAGAAATATTTCCACTAACTCAGAAAAAGGAAACTACACCAGAGATTCCACAAGAGGATCTTGGAAAATCTCCTACAGAAGAGGTCTTTCCGCTTACTAAGAAAAAGGAAGTTGCTCCAGAAGATACGTCTGAAGAGGACATTGAAGAGACTCCCGGAGAAGTAGTAGAAAAAACTCCAGCAGAGGAGTTGGCGAAAAAACAAAATCCACGAGAAGGTTTGTGGATTGAGAGAAAACGGCCACAAAGACAGAAAGATGGTGAGTTATGGACTCGGTTTACAAAGGTATATCCAGTCACCGCGCAAAGATATGAAAGAGCTGGCACGGGGGCAATTGTTCAAGATTCTGGTATTATATCGTTTCTTGATAACGCTACCCCAAGACAATTTCCTGGACATACGGAAAATGTAAGTAAAGTATGGTTGCCAACCGATTTGGAGAAAAGAAAACAATATATAGAAGTTGCTGAAGGTAGTTGGGCTGAAGAAGAACCAAAGACAAGTTCAGTTATAACCAGACTTCAGGATCTGTATAAAACATCCACGAGGGAGAAATGGTTAAAGTAAATTACTACTGTTCTTAGTGTAACAAATTATAGATATAAACTCTTTGAGTTCGAGGAGATTAAGTTGACACAACGATCACAAATTATCGCCAACAAGGTAGAGAAGATCAGACAACGTATTGAAAAGTTAGAAAATATGTCTAACGATGCATCTGATTCTATTTCTCCGGTTGCTTTAATGCGCCTGTCAGAAGTGAGTGATCCCGATGAACTATTAAAAGACAATGATAGAGAAAATATTGTTATTGAAGAGAAGCTTGATGGTTGGAAAGCACAGGCAATTAAGTCTGATGGAACTGTTAAGTTATATAGTCGTCGTGGAGAAGAAAAAACTGAGAACTTCCCAGAACTGATCGAAGCTTTGAAATCTCTTCCAGATGAAACATTGGTAGAGGGTGAACTGGTATATTGGCACGATAATAAACAGGATGTTGGAAAAGTAACATCTATAGCCGGTAGTAATCCAGACACTGCGAATCAAAAAGCCAAAGAACTTCCTGGTAAAATTAAACTACATCTGTATGATGTGTTATGGTCGAAAGGTAGCAATATATCTAAAAAGCCATTTTCTGAGAGAAGAAAAACATTACAATCTGTTGTAAAATCAAACGATCTTATTTCTCTTACCAAGCAATATCCATTTTCTGAATGGGAAGATGCTATGAATAAGGCTGTTGAGTCTGGTGGGGAAGGCATTGTGCTTAAACTTAAAGATCAACCATACGAATATAAAGCTAAAGGTGAAACGGAACCAAAACCAAAGGGAATCATGTTTAAATACAAAGGCGGAGTTGGAAAGTCTGAAACCGATGATTATGTGGTATATGATTATGAAACTACGGATAAGGGAAACCTTAAGGCTCTGTTTGGACAGTACTATAAAGGAAAGCTTTATCATATAAGTGACATTGGTAATTTTTCAAAAGAAAATGAGGCTCTGTTGAAAAGAACATTACAGGATGGTAATTGTGTAATCGAAATTGGATTTCAAGAGCGAGTTCCTGGTGGTTTAAGACACCAGAAATTCGTAAGATTTCGTGATGACAAAAAACCAAAAGACGCAACTATGAATGAATTCCATGTTAAAAACATAGATGAGTTTAAGGTTGTTCAAGCGAACAATGAGTTTAAGCTCTCAAAAAGAGCCACTACACTTACCCCATCTGGTTTGTTGCGCGAGCTGCGTCCTATGGGTCCTGCTCCATCGCCACTCGGTATGCCGAAGGCTCCTTCTATTCCGCCTGGGATGAACTTTGATCCCGAGCTTGGTTTTGAAATCATGTCTAAATTGGAAAGCGGCGGCAAAAGTTGGATTCGTGGAGACTCTGGCAATTCGTTTGGCTTAACGCAAGTACATGGCCCATATTTTATGAAATGGCTTTCCAGAAACCCACAATTGAAAAAGGTCACTGGAATTGATCCGCAGCAGTTGGCTGAACTATCTGATGCTTGGAAACACAATATGCGTCAAATTAATCAAGAAAAAAACCTATGGAAAACGGTTCCTGTTGATCAGGCGGCTGTTGTTCAGTTTATTCAAAGCAATCCTACCAGTGTAGTTCGCAGGCGAGAAGGAACCACAATAAGAATGAATCCGGGCAATCTTCCTGGAGTAGTTAAACAAATTGGTAATAGGTATATTGGCAGGGAGCTTAACATAAAAGTATTAGAAGATAAGTATGATTTTGCGCCCATACCTCTTAATATGGCCAGCCTTCAAAGAATTGCGGACTCATATATTACTCCATTGGTCGCAAAAAGTGCGATAGCTCAATTGTTGTCAGCCCAAAATCATCCTGATGTTTCCAAGCAGTTTTATGGAGCATTTACTGGATCGAGTATTAGAAAAAATCCAACCGCACAACGGTTGTCCGATTGGGTGTCCAGATCCGACTTTATGGCTAAGATGAGATTTCTTGTAACGGACGTAAGTAAGTATGGATATAATACCAATGCGCCAGGCGCATATAATATGTATCAGCTTATGTGTATTACAAATGGCAGTGGTCCATATCGTGTTAGAAGGTTTTTACAAAACAGAAAACCTTTTGGTCCAGCACATCTTCATTATTTACAAAGAGCTAATCCATATATTCAAAAGATAACTGGCCTTTCTACCAACGTTATAGATGGTGGTCTTGCTGGTTTTCCAGATACAGATAAAAAAACACGTTTTGCTTTTTTAAGTAAGCGTGGAGAAGAAAATCTTGATGCTCCGCCATTACATTCTGGTCAGGCCGGTGCTATTATAGATTTACTTAGTAAATGGCTTAATCGTCAGGCAGACATAACTGAGTTTGCTCCTTATGGTATAACATATGTTGGCAAAGATGTTTCGAACAAGGTTTTATATATCACAATATCTAAACAAAATGCTAATAATATTGCTCCTTTTATGCCGGAGGAAATTGGTGGTTTTACTGTTAAATATCAGCATCCAACAAATCAAACGGAAACGCGTGAGTTGGAGGTTGTAAAACCAAGTTATGATCCTGATGAAGAGTTTGAGGATGAGCCAACGGTAGTAGATCCATTGAAAGGTGTTAGTACAAAATATTATGGTGACGTGCTGAAAGAATATGAATGGTATAAGGCTCATATGACTGAGGTCCTACAGGACCTGGAAACCAGATATGGACATGCGTTTACAGAAGAAGAAGCTGCTGATGCGATTGTAAATACTTTGGTTCAGAAATATAGTCAATTATCTTCTGACTCGCAGATTAAAATCCTACTTCAAAAGTGGGCTTCATATGTAGAACCCGGCACATTATATTTTCCTGGGCAGTATGCTGAAGATATAAAAAATGGAAAGCGTAGGATTAGCATCAGACCTGGTGATATTAATGTAAAACCAGACGAACATGTTAAATGTAAAAGCTATTCTGGGGCGGATATTGCTGATGTAAAAATACTTGCCAAAAAAATTATGAGTGTTACACGCATAGAAAAAGCATATGGCAAGGGAGCGGCTAAAGCTCTTAGCAGAAGATTTGGACCTGATAAGCGCTTCGTTATTATAGAGTTTGAACCTTTGAACATGAACTTTGCGGATGATGAGGATGATGAAAATGATCCAGAAAAGATGTCCGAAGTTCTTATTGATAAGGATAAAAAACTGACGCGAGGGCAGATTAAAAAGCATTACATGAAGCCTGATGTTAGGAAAAAGATTATGTCCAGAGTTAAGGGCAAGCCTGTTCTAATATATCTTGGTGTTGGGGAAAATGAAAAGATCCTCAAAAGAAACCATAATGGAAAAGAAATTGTAATCACAAGTGATGATCCCAAAGGCGATGACCAACCTAATAATTATTTTTACTGGGTTAAGCGTAGGTTGTTATCGGTTCATCAAGTATTTGGTACCAAAACCAATCTTGGATTTGTAGATCTTGACATACATGGAGATTTCTCATTAGACAAGGCCAAAAAATATGCCCAGGAGTTGGCGGGCAAGTTGAAAGAAAAATATGATGTAACCCCTACACTTTATAATAGTGGTGGAACGGGACTACACGTGGAGTTTAAACTTGGTAGCGAAGTGTCAATAGATAAGTTGAGAGGCGAACTTAAAGGGTTGTTAGAGGAACTTAATAAGGATTGGAACGATGTTACTACTGGAGTCGTAAAGGGCACTGGTATGCGTTCCGATGTAAGCACGCTACATAACAAAGGCAGCATTCGTGTGCCTGGATCTTTTGGTGAAAGTAATGGAAATGTTAAGCAAACTCTTGGAGGAAACCAAGACACTGCTGAAAATAACTATGTAAATGCTCCCTTATGGGAAAATAAGTATGATTACGATCAAGAAATTCCTTTTCCTGAAAGTAATATTATTCAAGTAGCACCACCACAAGGCCGTGGCCCTGTGGACCAACATGGCGCATATAATACGGTTGATGATGCTTTTGCTCTTTCCAAGCGCTATGCTATAAAAAAAAAGAGTGGTGAAGAAGTAGATAGAGAATATATATGGATTTGGGATCCAGATCATAATAGATTAATTTCACATCTGAATGTTCAAAATGGAGAGGATCAGCCAAAAATGTATTCTCACCTCTCTCTTGCCGATGAACATGGAGTATCATTAGAGTTTAGAAACGTTGATTTCAGAGGCTATGTTTTTTTCTTCAAGGGAGAAACTGATGGCGAAGTACATCTATACAGTGGCAACCCAGATGAAATGCCATATGAGTTAACCAAGGCTCTGCGTAATTTATCAAAAAGTGACGTTCCTGAAATAAAAGAATTAAGTTTGCCACATGGTTCGTCTGGTGAGTTGTGGATACAAAAAGAAAAGCAGAGGTTGCTTGAGCAACATTTGGAAAAAAGACGTTGGATGGGTGAAGAAGGCCCCGATCCCGAGTTTGTTAAAAATCTTGAGATAAAATTCGCTTCAGTTAAAAAGCGAGTTGCGATTTTACTTGCCCCGACGGATTTTTCTGAGCCAGAATATTTTGCTTCCAGGAAAGTGTTTGCTGAGAAATATGGATTTACAGTTCATATTATTTCTGTTGGAGATACGGCCAAGGGAACACAAGGTGCTATTGTTAGCATAGATAAAAAACTTTCTGATATTAAATCTAAGAGATATGATGCCTTGTTTGTATGTGGCGGAGCCGGAATGGTTGGGTTCTCTAAAAACAAAGAGGCTCAACAACTGTTGATAGACTTTGTTGAACAAAAGAAACCTATTGGCATGATTCGACAAGCTCCATTGTTAGCTGCCGAAGCAAATGTTATCAATGGTCTTGAGATTACTGGCTGGCCCGACATTGTTGGTAAAATCAAGAGGTCAAAGGGTTTATGGACAGGTATGCCAATAGAAAGAGCGGGATTGATCTTTACCGCAGTTGGTTCTGACGAAACCGAAGATTTAGCATACATAATATCAAATTTTATGTTGGGCGAGATTCTTCCAGCAAAAGATAAATTGCTTGACTGGAAGAAAGCTCAAGCAAAGTTAGAAAGACTATGGAAGGTTGGCGCAAGCAAAGATGATGAAGAGGTTAGAAAGTTTCTGGAAGAACATCCTGAGTTTGAAGAGGAAGAGGAACCAGAAGAAATCGAAACCGAACAGGAACGTATGGAGCGTGCTTTAACCGCTCCAGTTAAACCTAAGCCTGTGATTAAGCCTAAAGTAGAGGAGCCAGAAGAGTTAGAGATTCCAGAAGAGTTAGAGGATACAGATGAAGAAGACGAGGATGAAGAAAAAGAAG